CGCCGACCTCAGCGTCCCCACTGACCGTGGCGTTATCGTCAACCCATGCGCTCCCGCGTTGAGATAAGTTTTTTTCACTTTCAATCCAGCCGCCTTTTGCGCCGCATTCAACACCGCCGAACGCGGTTACACATTCGATACGGTGCAGCGTAATATTATCGACTACTTTAGTCTCGGAGGTAATTCTGTATTTCATATCCATTGCACATTAAATGGTTTGCTTGATTAGCTCAATCGTGTATTTAGGGTTCACCTCGTTGAAGATGAAGTCCACAAAATCACGCCTTGCGTCCTTGTTTAACTCTCTGTAGATGTCCTTGAATGATGTGATGTTACCATTGATATATGTGTCCACCATATACTCAAAGATGTTGTCCACCTCATAATATCTGCACTGCTGTGATGCAGTCTTTGAATGTCTTTTTGTTCCCATATTCTTGTATGTTTAAAGTGTCAATAACCAAATTTCGGCGAGTTTCTCCGCGCCGTCATAGTTCAGCCTTGTTACATTCATGTAACGGTTGTTTTTTATTTGTCGGTTATTCTGAAATCCACGCCGTCCTCAATGTGGTTTTTGCAGTATGCGGCAAAATACTCGTCGCATCTCACCTTCAACGACCGCACTCCGAATACGTGGGAGTCGTTGAGTACGTGAAAATGCCCTTTCATGCAGGGCTTCATTACATACTTGTAGTCGCGGTTTGCGACACTTACTTCAGCATAAATAATTTTCTCCATGTTTGTTCTGGTTTGAAATTTGTTCTTGTGCCTCCGCATTTTCATGCGCGGAGGCGTGAAAGGTTTCAGCGTGCGAACACGTAGCCGTCCACAAACACGTAGTCGTATATGAAAATGTCGCGGGCGAATGCGCCGTAATCGAAGTAATTGCGGATATTTTCGGGTATGTCCATTGTCTCGTCCGCGATTTCTTCCGCAAAATCCTCCTCCGTGTCGTATCTTCCAATATAGCTGTCGCGGAACAGTTCAACGAGGTCTTTGTCCCCGTATGTGTCGTCTTCTATCAGCGCGTATTCTGCCCATTCCGCGAATGCTTCATGCTCGCTTTCGTCAAGTTCGTTCATCACGTCCCAGAAACACGGCGCGATGCGTGTCTCGCTTATGAACGGCGCGAGAATGTTTTGCCAGTCCTCAAAAAAGAGTTCGGGGTGTTTTTCGTCCGCGTGCAATTCCCTGCAAGCGTCAAGAAATTCATCACAGTTCTTGTAGTCTGAAAGTTTCATCCACTTTCCGTTCAGGTTTCCCTCCGCGTATTTTTTTACAGTGCCGCAGTACACTTCAGCTTCTAAAAAGTTCATAGTGAATTTTGTCTTTAATGGTTTGAAATTGCGCCTCCGCAAAACCGCAAAAGCGGAAATGCGGAAACTGAAAGGGATTTTTCGGGGGCCGAAAAGCGGAAAGCACCGCCCCGCGAAAGTCATTCGCAAGAGGCGTGCAGTTTTCTGTACGTCTCGTACTCGTCAGTGCCTGAAAGCACGTCGTTGAAGTAGTCGCTGTTGTCATTCTCCACAAGGGACACGACTTTTTCAGCAGCTTCCGCCCTCGCTTCAGCCGCTTCCTCAATTCTCGTGCAGTTCTGCGCCTCTTTCCTTTGCCTGTTTGCGTCATACGCGCCTTGCAGGCACGCGCCTAACACGAAAAACGTTACAGAAGCCGCCGCAACGACGAAAAATGTGTCTGGAAGTCCTTTTTCCGCTGTTTTCATTGTCTTTTTTTCTTTTATAGTCTGTAAAATGGTTGAAAAAAAGTACCCCCGCACGCTGTTACACGTGCGGGGGCTTTCGTTTCATGAAAACAGGCGGAAGTTAACCGCCGTTTGTTTAATACTGCAAAATTACTCTATTAGTTTGTTCCTGCAAAATTTTCAGCGATGAAATTTGCGAGAAATTCACTCCAAGCGTCTGCACCACCGTGTCAAAGGGGCTTTTTGCCGCGTCCGTGTAGCATTTCACGAGCCTTGCAAGCCCTCTGTAGTCCATGCGCGTTATTGAGTACGCGCCGTTTCTTTTCTTTGTGATTGCCTTGTATGTCTCCATGATTTCATTTTGTTGTTTGGTTGTAACTGCACGCGGGCGGCTTTTTGCGTCCGTCCGCGCCGAAGTCTCTTAAATTTTCCTTTCGCGCTCTCTGTCTTTTATTGTCTTGGTGTCGCTGAGTAGGCGCATTCTTTCCACTAAGCAGGAATTTTGCCCGCCTTGTTAGGTGCGGGTTCAAAAGCTCGTCTCACGGCGCGTGCTCCCGAAAAAAAGTTCGGGAGCATTTTTGCCTGCAAGGAGTTCGGGGGCGTTTCCGCCTGTAACGTCCTGCGCGGCAAATGTGCCGTTATGTGTTTTTTTTACGCGGTTCTGGTACTTCCGCGCTGCACGCGCTTTGCCCCCTCAACCATTGCGGGGGCTTGCACCTGCGCACGTGCGTGCAGGTGTTCACGCGGTCAAACCGGCCGCGTGAATGTCAAAAAATGAATAACGGGAAAAACGGAGTTTTGTTTGTATTGCTTGCATAACCTTGCAAGCTCAAAACCTTATCCGTAACGCTTTGCGTTTTGCAAATGCGTGCATTGTGGGGCTTGTCTCTTCCCCTGTATGTCTTTGTGCCGTTCCGGGAGTCGGACCCGGCGCGCCTGTTAAGCGCGTGCCGCAAACGGCGTAAAAAAAGCCGGAATAAATCCGGCTTGTTTGTGTTGCTGTTGTTGTGCGTTACTTTCTCAATCTGTTCACCGCTTCCGCGTTAATATTGAATCGTCCGCACGGCATTTGCATTTGCGGATATTGCAGTAGCGTGTCCGCTACTGGCTGCGGAAGTTCCCGCACGGCGTTGATAAAAGCCCTTAACTCTGTGATGTGCTGCACGCGCTCTACGCGCTGCGCCTCTAATTTCTCTAACTTGTCTATTAATGTGCGTGCGTTGAGGGCTGAAGAACGGAAATCTGCAAGCGTGTGCGCCGCCGTTCTCGTCAGTTCTCCGTCTACTTCTTTGCAGATAGCGCGAAAACCGCGCGTTTCGCGCTGCACGAGTTCTGAAGATATTACGCGTTGAAGTTTTGCACGCGTTTCCGCGTCCGTGGTTGCCGCGTTTGCCGTCTTTTTCAGACAATGAAGGAAAATCCCGTGTTGAAGTTCAGGCTGCACACGTAGCCACATTTTGCCCGCCATTGTGTACGCCGCCGCGCAGGCGTTGGCGTAAAGCTGGCGCGGCTTGTTGTCTCCGCGTCCAAGGCTTTCCAATGTTGCGGCGTGTGCAACCGTTGTCGTGAAACCCTGCGCAACGCGCGTGCCCTGTACTTCCTTAATCCTGGAGTTTTTTGTCTCCTCTTTAATCAATTCTTTTGTTGCCATGAAACGAAATTTTTAAAAACATTGCGGGCGTTCCGCGCCCGTGCGGTGCGGTCTATCTTAACCGCAATACAAAGATACAAAAAAACTGACTAACTGACAAAGAATAATACAAGAAAAATGCGTTAAAACTTGTATATAAAATGCCTTGACAATGTTAATATGTGTAACGATGTAAAACGCTGATTGTTAGGCTATTACCAACTAATAAGAACAGCTTGCAGTATAATGCGTTTTTTGTGTATCTTTGCATAAAAATACAATCAAAATGAAGTTCACGAAGTACGTGCAAGACTGCATAAATATTCATCATCTCACTCCGCAAGCCGTGGCGTTTGCGCACCTTGTAGCTCTGTGCAATTTTTCCGAGCAAGAGGCGGCGGCTATCGCATTTCCCGCGTGCCTCACACTCTCTGCTACAGCTGTGAATAACTTTTGCATAAACTTGCACAAACAGGCTCCCGGCATCCGAGAACTCGTTGAAGAACTGGCAGGAAAAGAGTGTAAAAAAATGGAAGAATATGCAAAAGAAAAGGAGAAAGAGAGAAGAGAGAAAGAACTCGAAATATGCAAAAAAAGTAATAATTATAAGCAGTACACAACCAAGGAGGGAATCATTTCCGAACTTGCCGCGCTTGTCGACGTGGCAACGGGCAAAGAAAAAGCTGAAATTTTATGCAAAATTGCGGATTTGAAGCAAATGAAAAAAGAAAACGACGAAAAAATATGCAAAACAGTACATTTTTACCTCCCTGCTCGCTAAATGACTAATAATCAATGATTTGTATTTTACTTTATATTATAACATATAATATAAACCCCCTCTCTTGTGGTGGGGTGGAGGGGTACACCCCCCCCCGCTGCATGATTTCTAAAGGCGGTTTCGTTCCTTCTCCAGATTTTTATTATTTTTTTTGTGTATGTTTTTTTGTTACGTGTAAGTGTTTAATTCTCATATCGTTAGAAAGTATATCCAAACCCTTGTGTGTTTTTCTTCATAAGAATTTAATATTGGTTAAATATTGTTATATTGGTAATTTTCAATGGCTTTGGGAGGGGTGTATAGGTGTTTGTCCGTTGTTTTCCGTTTAAGGCGTTAAGAATTTCTTCATAGTATTTTTCATACATTTAAGTTGTTGTCTGTCAAAGAGTAGGTGTGTGTTATTAGGATTTAGTGTAGAGTAAGGTAGGGTGAAAAATGATTTTTTTTTTTGGGAAAAGGAGAATTTTTTTTTGAGAAGTTTGTTCATTTTTTGCATGGAGTTTTTTGTGTTTAGCAGGTTGTTTTTCAACGTTTTGGATATTGCTAAAACAGTTTTATTAAAAAGCGTATATGATGGTTAAAATTAACAAACATGGTTTTTTTTATATGTTCGGGATTGGTTATATTTGCATTTAAGGATGTTGTAAATCAAAGGGAAGTGTTATGGATACATTGAAATACGAGCTGCTTCTGCGTGAGGTGCTGTCTCTGATGCGCGGTGATGAGCTTGACTACGCCCAAAGGAACATGGAGGGTCTTGCGAAGGTTGACGCTGTTCAGGATTTGTTGCGCAATGCGTTGAGGAAGAGCAGTTTGAGAATGTTCAACGGTGTTCCCCACTGTTTTGACGGGAGGGTGTACAGCCCTTTGTCGTGGTCTGACTTCTCGAACCTTGTTTATGACGTTATGAGGGAATGTGGGGTCCCTTTCGGGTTTTACGGCAAGACGCAGGGCATCGCGAGGGTTTGCAGGAGCGTTGTCGAGGGCAGGGAGCTTCGTCCCGACAACAGGCTCATGGTTTTCTCGAACTGCGTGTGCGACACGTCCACCGGGGCTGTGCATGACTTCGGCGCGGAGTGGGTGCAGGTCAGCGGGGTCGGGTACAGGTGCGACCCTCTCGCGAAGGCTCCGGTGTGGCTCCAGTTTCTGGAGCAGGTGCTTCCCGACCCCTCCCTGCGCGAGCTTCTCCAGCAGTTCCTCGGGGCTGTGTTCGTTGACAGGTCTGAGGCGAAGATAGAGACGCTGATGATACTGTACGGGGCGGGGAGCAACGGCAAGAGCGTTGTTTACGAGACCGTCTCGGGGCTTCTGGGCAGGGAGAACATATCGAACTTCGCCCTCTCCGCCCTCATGGACGTGGGGGAGCGCAAGAAGAACATAGCGTTCATGAACGGCAAGCGGCTGAACTATTGCAGCGAGATAGACACCGTGTGCTTCGGTCGCGGCAGCGATGCCGTAAAGGGGCTGATAAGCGGCGAGCCTGTGGAGGCGCGTGTGAACTACGGCGACAACTTCACGGCTTACAACATACCGCTCATGATGGCGAACACCAACAGGCTCCCCAAGCTCGTCGATGACTCGTGGGGCATGAGGCGGCGGCTTTGCGTCATCCCCTTTTACGTCGAGATACCGAAGGAGCGTCAGAACACGCACCTTGCGGCGGAGCTGCGGGACGAGTACCCCGGCATCTTCAACTGGGTTATGGAGGGTCGCAGGAAGTTCGTTGAGGGCGGGTGCAGGCTACCTTACTCCGCCGTGGCGGAGCGCGTCATGGAGGAGTACGCCAGCACGGGGAACACGGTTACGGCGTTCATGTTCGCAAAGGGCTACATGAACGCCTCGGGGGCGGCGGTCGACATAGAGCCGGCGTGGCTGAACAGGCGCGACCTCTACGCCTCGTACAGGCGGTGGTGCTTCAACGGCAAGCGGCAGATAGAGGATGAGCGCGAGTTCTCGCGCGTGCTTGAGGCTTCGGGCTGGGAGATGCGCCGCAAGTCTGACGGAATGGCTGTCGGAGTTTACGGCGCGGAGGCTGTCAGGGCGCTGCGCAGGGAGGCTGCGGAGCGTGCGGCTACCGAAAGGCGGCGAATCGCCATGGAGTACGAGCGCGAGGCTGCGAGGATTGAGGCTGCGGAGAAGTCGGGGGCGGTGAAGCCGGATGACGCTGCGGCGGAGCTGCGGAAGGCGGAGAAGATGAGGCGGTACGCCACTTGGACGGCGAAGTCGGGAGCAAGGGCGGGCATTGTAGTCAAGGACGGCAGGAGGCTGGCGAAGGGCACTGTCGCGCTTGCGAGGTATCTTGCCGTCGGGGTCTCCAAAATGGAGAAGCTCATGAGCAAGGGCGTGTTTGACGGGGCTTACACGGAGGGGCGCGGCTGCTACTGGTTTGACGTTGACAGGTGCATTGACGCGCTGCGCGACTATGACGAGGGCAGGAAGGGTGTCAAAAGGGACGCTGAAAGCGTGCTTCCGTGATTTTTATGTATGAATTGTACTAATCCTGTAAATAATAATGGCTATGGGAAAGAATGAAGGCAAGGGTGCTGGTGTGCGCCTTGAGAGGAGCTACGGCAGCTTCAGGGTGGTTTTCGCGGCTGGGCGCGGCGGAAGGCTCTGCGCCCGCGTGTCGAATGCGGCGGGGAACTGGTGTGAGGAGTTCGCGGAGGATAACATGATGTACACGTTCCTGCGTGAGGCTGCCGCCGACACGCGCATGGACGCTTACGCGCATTCTGTGGTCGCCCTGCACTATATCGTGTCAAACATGTTGTACCCCGACCCGGATTTTCTGGGGGATGTCGCTGACGCAGTGTCGCGGCTTAACGCTCGCAACATGGGGCGTGAGGGGACTGCGGGCGAGGAGGATGACGCACGCGCCTTGGAGGAGGTGCGGACGGCTGCGGAGGTCGCCGCCGAACTGGGGGAAGGGGGCGCACGATGAGTGATTGCAGGGGTGTGCTTACCGCAGTGGAGGTCGCGGAGCTTTTCGGCGTTTCGGAGCGCGAGGTTTACGGTCTTTGCGCCTCCGGCGTGCTGCCGCACTACATCTGCTTTGACGCGGCGGAGATTGAAGGTTATTTGAAAAAGGTGCGTCAATGACACTAAGGGATGTGGTGAAGATGCGTTTGCGGCGGAAAAGCAAGTATGGTGTGGTGAGGCTTAAAAATGGCGGAGAGTGGATTATTTTTTCGCCGCAGATACACAACCCTCAATATGAAAATCTTAGCGACAGGTATTTGTCTCTGACTGACCATTGGAAAAGTCTCTGTAAAGAAAAAGGTGCGCCTATCTGACGCACCTTTTTGTATGTGGTATGCTGTGGCTTCAGCAGTCTCCAAAAAACAAAGTCCCTGTAAGGATGCGCCACATCCCGATTTGCTTTCGCGGCACAAACATCCTCTCAATGCGCTTTTTCTGCGCCCCCTGCGCCGCCATGCGTGTGGTTGTATGTCTCTCCCACACGCACGCGAAGCGGTCTTCGGGCATGGCGTACTCGCTTATTATGACAGGGCGCGTGCATTGCTCCGCCCATGAGTAGAACGCCTCGTGGTCAAATGCCGTGCCGTACCCGTGTGTGTAGGGCGTTCCGTACAGTCTCAAGGCTTTTTCGTTGCGGTTTTTGCCGTATGTTGCGTGCTTTTGCGCTTGGGCTGCTCTTTCGACTTCGCCTTTTGCTCCCCTGCGGATGGCTTTCCCTCCGCCTTTGCGCCTTTGAGGGCGTTCCTTAGCTGTCTTTCGAGTGCGGCGTTCTGCGAACGTGCCCATGAGATTTCCTTTTCGAGTTCAAGTATTCTTTCGTCCTTTGCCTCGACCGCCTTTTTCAGGATGCTGATTCTTTTTGCCCCGAAGGGGTCTGAAAAACTGAAATTTCCCATTTTCCGTGTTTTTTTTTTTATGAATTTCTTTTCTCTTTTTGCTATACTTCCTTCTTGGTGGTTATCCTGCCGTTCCTCTCCCACCCCTCTAGCTCGGAGGGGTCTATAAGCCGCCTTCCGTGAATGGTATCGCTATGCAGCAGCAGTGTTTGTGGTATGGCGGCAGCGATTCCGTGTCCGTGTGCAGCCCCACCTGCTCCTGGCAGATGTTGCAGGGGTATGAGCTTCCGCGCATGACGTAGAATGTCTCTGTCCCCGCCGTGCGGTACAGGAACTGCATCCATACGAGTGATGACAGGTATGATGTCATTTCCGCCAGCCCCCTTGCGGCGCTTGTCATCGCACCCTTCGGGGTGTTGCGCCTGTGCTGCCCCCACCTTTTGCCAAGCCTCGTGATTTCCTTTATGTCCTTGGCTATGGCTGCCGTCGGGAAAGAGCGTTTCTCCGCCTTTTTCCACTCCTTTACTGCCTCGTTTTCCGTCTTTCCGTTGAGTATCGCCCAGAGTGCTGTGATTTCCGCCTCTCGTGCGAGCTTTTCGGCGTATGCCTCCGCCGCCTCCCTTGCTTCCTCCCACTCCTCCTCCGCCATTTCCTCGCAGGTGTCCTTTTCCGCGCCCTCCCTTTTCCCCGCTGCAGCCGCCAGCAGCACCTTGTGTGCTGTTTCGGCGAGTTTCGCGCATTCCGGCGCATCGGCGTTCAGCGGCTCCGGCGATTTGAGCGCGGCGGTAAGGAGAACCGAGAACGGCATCTTCATCATGAAAATGCGGTGTATCAGCCTCCTTATGGCGGCGAGCGCGGCGGCGTACACGGCTTTCTCCGCACTACCCGCCGTTTCGCGCCTCTGCATCACATATTCTTTCGCCTTGCGCTGCTGCTCCCGCGTGAAAGGCTTTTTGTCCTGTGCGCTCATTGTTATTGGCTGTTGAGGTTATAGAGCAGGTCGGCGGTCTCCTCCTCTTTTTTCTCCTTTATGAGCCTGTCCCACTCGTAGTTCCGTCCGTAACCGGCGTTCTTCATGATTTCGGAGCCGGTGTGCCTTGACAGCACCCCCGAATTTACGGACTGCACGGTGTTGTTGATAATCTCCGCCGTGTTCTGGTGTATGTACGGGCTTATGGATGGGTAAACCCAAAAGTTGTAGAAGCGCGAGACCATTTTCGTTTCCACTCCGTAGCCGTAGAGGAATATCCTCATGATGTCATTGAGCGGTGTCTTGTAGTCTTTCGCGTCGAGCATCGCCCTTTCGAGGGAGGGTGAGTATATAAGCTTTATCGCCACTCCGGGGAGGTCTCCCGACTTCACTTCCGGCGGAATGACGGTGAACGAGCCGAGGAAAATCATCTTCAGCAGTGCTTCCAGCTGTAGGCTGAACGCGTTTGACACATCCGGGCGGTTGAGGTATGAGGCATCATCGTCCTTCCCCATTGATATGGCTTTCACCGCACCGTACATATCTCCTTGTATGTCAACATCATCGCCTTTAAGCACCATTATGGGGAAGGCGTATGCCATGTTGTTTTGCGTGAGTTGCGAGATTGCCAGCTCGTAGTTGTCGATGCTGTCCTGCGCGAATGTCCAGCATGGTCCGTGCGCGTCCCTGTGGTATGCGATAGGCACGGTCTCGAATCCGTGTTCCACTGGCTTTTCCGCCAGTTCGTAGCCGTCCAGCCCCGACAGCGCGGGGGGCGCGGTGAAGTACGTTGCCCCTGCCGTCCCGCCGGAAGCCTTTCTGTACGTGTACATATACTTGTCGTCCCAGACTTCCACCCATTCCGTCCTTTTCCTTCCTGAATAAGTGAAGTATCTTCGTGCGAAAGTGTCGAGCCTTCCTGTTATCGGGTTGTAGTGCGGATACAGCGTGTCCCCTTCGAGGAACGACAGCGTGCGCGTGTACAGTTTCCCGTCAAGGAGGTAGAACACAATCGCTCCGTCCCCGGTAATCTTGCAGGAGCGGGCGAACTCGTAGAACCTGACATCCATGTTCTTTTCGAGCCACCCCTTCTGCATGAGCAGGAACATCTCGGAGTTCGCGCCGTCCTCCTTTGTGTCGGTAAGCTCGAACTGCACCGGGTTTCCGCACAGATGCACGAGCTGCTGCGCCGTTATAATCATCTGGAACGGCATAGCCACCCTTGATATGCGCTGCTTATAGAATTTCTTGTTGCCCCGCTCGTCCTCGGTGAACCTTATCCTGTCGGGGTAGAACACCTCGGAGTTGATTTTGTGTCCCCAAGGGTAGAACTCGCGCAGGAAGTCTGACTGCGGCACGACCTGCCACTGCTGCGCCTCCGCCGGGCATGAGGCGGTGTTGAGGTCGGAGACCACCGCCCCCCTCATGTAGCGTGCCGAGGTGATGCGCCCGAAGGGGCGCTTCGTGAAAACGTCTGTCTGTATCATAACAATCCCAATCCTCTTATTTTCCTGTGTGTATGTGTTATCGTGAATATCATTATCATCATCAGCCCCTCGATGAAGTCGGGGGAATGCCCCACTATCCTTTTCATTTCAGACTTCTTTATTATGCACCATCCCTTGTCGTAAGCCTTGGCGTTTTTCCTTATCGCCTTGCGCTCTCTCATGAGTATGTCCCGCAGCGGCATATCGTGGTACCCCTTGCCCGAGAATTTCCTTCCGAGCAGGTCGGGTGCTATGGAGAATCCTCCGTCTGTGAGCTTTTTTGCGAACAGGTACGCCGCCTGTGATTTCAGGTTGCCGTATATGTTCCTGAACTTCGGGTCGACCGCCGCGTTGTTGAGGAACGGCACGGCGCGTGGGAAGAATCCCCTGAACACCTGCCCCAGTCCGTTGAGGTCGTATGTGAACCTCTCCTCCGGCACTCCCCATTCGGCGAGCTTCGCCTTTACGGCTGACACCGTGTCCTTTGCGTTGAGGCGGAATGCGCACACGTCGGCGATGTGGTCTCCGATGAAGTGCCACAGGGTGAGGTTGTCGCCCCCCTCGAACGCTGCGTCGCACGAGGCGCGGCTTATGCCGTCCCCCCTCTGCACCGGCGCGGAGAAGAAGCGCTCCATGTCGGGTATCTTTATAATGTCGTCCCCCGCCGTCTTGAACTTCCAGTTCCCGCCCAGGTCCCTCTCGCGCTGCTCCTCGGTCTGGTTGACGAGGTTGGCGAGGTACGTGGGGTCTGACTTCATCAGTATCTCGTTCTCGTCAAGCCTCGCCTCGACGAACGCCACTGACTTGACGAACAAATCCTGCGGCTGTCCGTACTTGGCGTATTCGGGTCTCCAGTATGCGTCAATCGTGTCCTTGGCGTTCTCGTACACCTCCTCGCGTGTGTCCCCCCAAATGACAGTCTCCACATCGTCGCCGTCCATGAAGCAGTACCTCACCACGCTGTCGCGCTCCCTTATGGGGTAGCCGTCGTCCCCTATCCACCAGCCGATGAACTTCGCCACCCACGAGTCGGGGTCGGGGTTGCAGGTGCCGATGATGCGGTTCTTCAGCCCGAAGGCGTTTCGGTTGCAGGTTATGAGGTACTTGAACTTTGCGTAGTCCATGTGGGTTATCTCGTCGATGCCTATGTAGGCGTACTGCTTCCCCTGAAAGCGGATTTTGAAGTCCTCTATGTTGCCCGAGTGGTACGAGAACTTGAGGAAGCCGCCGGAGCTGAAGTTCCACCTCATGTCGGACTTGGAGCGGTTGTACTCCCCGAACTGCGAGTAGAACATGGGGGATGTTTCTATGAGGTCAGAGAGGTCGTCTATCTCCTTTCTCAGAATGAGTGCGCGGAATTTGGGCGCGTAAATGTCATAAAGAGCCTCCAGCAGGAGCGCGGCGGTTTTCCCGCCGCCCCTTGAGCCTCCGCCTATCACTATGTCGGCGGGACAGGCGAGGATGTTCTCCTGCCCGCCTTTCTGCGGCGATATAAAAAGGGCGGAGTTTTCGGCGTAAGCCTTTTCGCGCATTTCGTCGAAAACGGAATATTCGATTATTTTCTCTTTAATTTCCGGCATTTTTACAAAGAGTGCATCTTGTAACAAATTCAAAGATAGTAAAATAATTTCAAATGTAAATATTTTATCAAAAAAACGCATATTTGTTTTGTGGATATTTATAAATATCTTACCTTTGGAGTTGCATGAAAGGGAGTTTTCGGACGGGGACGGCGGAAAGACCGCAATCCCCTCCGTTTTCCGCGATACAGTTATGGATAAAGAGGAGATATTGCAGAGAATCAAGGAGAGTGCCGGAGACACCGGGCTTTCCGACAGGACATTGGCGGACTATGTGGACAACAATATGCCGGAGGAGGGGAAAGACCCCGACGATGCCTATTTCACCAGGCACGCGGCAGTGCTGAAGTCCATTTCGGGCAATTTCCGCCACGATGTCGCTTCAGCCGTTGAGGACTTCAAGAAGAACTGGAAGCCCGACCCGGACGGCGGCGGTGAGGGCGACTTGAAGAAAGCCCTCGGTGCGCTTGCCGAATGGCAGAAGCGCGTTGAGGGCATGGAGGCGAAACTTGCCGAGGCAGACAGGAGGGAATCCCGCCTTTCGCTTGAGAAGGGCGTGAGGGAGGCGATGCGCGGCAAGGGCGCGTCTGACGAATATGTTCTGGGCAAGGTTCTTGACTCCGCCGACTTCGGCGAGGAGACGGATGCCGCAAAGATTGCGGAGAGCCTTCTTTCCGCCTACGATGCGGAGTACACCGCTTGCAGGGGGCATGGGACTGCCCCGAGGTTCAACGCCGGCGGGGGCGGAGGCGGAGGGTCGAAGGACATCGATGACTTCTTCTCGCGCAAGGCGAAAAGGGAGAGTTGGGCAAAGAGAAACTAAAAGAAAAGAATTATGTACGGACAAGGAAACACATTCGCCTCCGGGGCGGTAAGCCTATCACACGCTCGTCGCGTGTGGCTTGAAGTTCAGGAGACATACAACGGCGGGGGCGTGCTTGGCACTGCGACCGCCTTTCTGACCGGCGGCAAGGGCGTTGTCCCCGCAGGGACTCCAGTGAAGCTGTCGGGCGGGGTGATAACCCCATACGACGATGCCGCCATACAGGCGTGCAAGGATGCCTCGGAGGTTGCAGCCTTGGGCATCAACGGCTATTTGCAGAGCGACATCCACATGAACGGGTCTTCGGACAAGGGGACTGGCACCGTGGTATTCCACGGCAAGCTGGACGCGAAGATGATAAAGGCGGACACGCTCGCGAAACTCAAGTTGAACACTCTCACCCCCATGATAACATTCGTGGAGTGAGGAAATTCTTCGGAAAATGAACAGATTGGACAGCAACACATACGGCGAGCTGTTCTCCGCCGCCCTCGGCGGCGAGAACTGGCAGCATTTCGTTGACAGGTACAACGAGAAGTACGATTATGACACTGTGCCGGACTTTGTGTTCGCCCCCACCTCCATAAGCTACACATTCCAGCAGCTTGTGGCATCGGCGGGCGCGAAGACCCTCCCGGCATACGTTGACGTTGACAGCCCCGGCTACCTCGCGGCGCTGAGCGACCTGAAAGGCGTAACCGGGAACATCCCCACGCAGAAGAAGTTCTACCGCCTTGACAGGCGCGTGGTACTTGAGAAGCTCCAGCTTATCGAGCGGTACGGTCTTGACGCGATGGACAAGAGCATGAGGGACGCTTTCCTTTCGCTGCTTGACGAAAGCACGGACGGGCTGATAGCCTCGTTCTACAACGCGCTCGCCTACCAGCGCAACCAGATAGTGAGCAAGCACGAGTTCGTGATAGACACCCCGAACAATCCGCGCGGTCTTCACGGCATTACCATAAAGTTCGGCGTGCCTTCGGTGAACACCGACACCGTAAGCGGCACCTCGCGCTGGTGGACTGACGCAGACCACACCACGGAGGGAACGGCTTCAGACCCGCTTGACTATCTGAAGAAGAGGGTGAAGAGGATACGCAGGGACGGTCATTACACCGGCGCTCTCCGCATGGAGATGAGCCAAGACCTGTGGGACGACATGACAGGGCACAGCAAGGTGCAGAAGGCTGTCGGTCTCCGCCTTTACCCGGGCGCGGCGAGCGATGCCATCGCCACCTCGCTTGCGAAGAACGCGGACGACGACGCGGTTAAGGAGGCGATACGCAAGATAATCCGCGTTGACAGCATCGTGATACGCGACACATACGCGTTCATCGACAAGCCCGGCACTGACAGCGACGGCAACCCCGACCTTGTAACCGAGCGCATAGAGGCGTTTGACGGCAAGACCGTGGCGTTTGTCCCCGAGGGCGGCTTGGGCGACATTCAGGGTGTCGAGCCTATCACCCTCGGCTATGATGATGACAAGGTGGCGGGCTTTGAGGGCAACCGCCTGAAACTTTCGCAGTACGCGGAGCCGCGCACCCACTCCCTTTACATAGAGAGCGAGGCTGCGCAGATTTGCGTGCCTGACAAACCTAACTATATGTTCCGCAGCGTCGTTACGGCGTAAGGCGGACAATACGGTACGGCATCATGGACGGCTGTGTATGCGGGGCTGTCGCGGGGCTGACGATAGAAGCCTACCTCCGGGGCATGGTCTCCTACGAGGTCCCCGACGACGCACTTGCGAGCATAATGCTGCGGCGGGGGCTTGACTTCGGCGTTCCCGCCGCAGCATTGCGCGAGAAGGAGCGCGAGCTTTGCACCGCCGACCTGTATATGTGGTGCGCCGGCACCCCGAGCGCGAAGAACGACACGGAGGACGCGGACGCTGGCTGGAAGCACAAGGAGGGCGGCTGGCAGACGAGCGCGTATGACAAACGCCTGTTGCGGCAGATGGCAAACGACCTCTATGCCAAGTGGGGCGAGGAGGGCGGGAGCCGCAGCCGTTTCGTGATAAAAACCTTCTGACATGGGCATCAGCAATCCGAGGTTTCCGCACAGTTGCAGGATATACCGCATGGAGGGCGCAACCTCTTTCGAGAGCGGCGAAGCCAAAGTGCTGTATGAGGGCAAATGCCGCAAGCAGACGAACACGAGCCTCCGCACGTTCCGCACATCGGGGGTGATAAAGGGCGACTACTCGCTGTCCCTTCCGGGGACGGTGGGGGGAATACTCCCCGGAGACCTCATTGACGTTACGGACAGGCAGGGCGAGTGGAAGGGCTGCATGGTGAGCGACGCTTACGCGGGCAACCTCGGCACCACCGTTTACTTCAACATGGGACATAACTGACATGGGCAAAGACAACGGAAAACTGTTTGACGAGGGCATCGCCAAGGCACGTGGGCTTATACTCAAGGCTTTGGAGGGCAGGATGTCCGCCTTTGCGGACATGATGCTCGCCGACGCTTACAGTCTCCGCAAGGGGTGGAGCAGCTGGAGCGGCAACACCCAGACCGGCTACACGGCTGGCGTGGCGGTCGGCGGAAGGCTTACGGCGGTTAAAAGCACAGGCGAAAGCCTCCCCTCCCCGCTCCGTCCGAAACTCGGCAAGGGCGAGACGGACACGCTTGACCCTGACTATTCGGGGCGGAGAAGGCAGAGGCGCACAGGCACGGCTGACATAGCCACCCCTTACGGCATGGCTCTTGGCTTGATGACGGTCGCGGAGGCTGCGGGGCTTTCCTCGAAAGGCATCGCGTTCAGGATGGCGACCGGCACGGAGTATTCGGAATGGCTTGAGTTCAAGAAGGACTTTGAGGTGCTTGCCGGCTCTTTCGCGGTGGCGGAGGAGCGTCTGCGCAAAGCGCTTGGGAAAGGCGGTTTGGTATGACAGAATGACAAAAGGGCATGAATACGGAGTTCAACTATGACGGCATACTTGCGGATGTCTGCGCGAGACTGAAGGACGCTCTCGGCGTGGAGGTTTACGCGGGCAGCCGTCCCGCAGCGGTGGAAAGGGCGAGGAACGCCTTTGCGGTGGCAAGTCTCGGCGGCGGGATAACCGACGGCGGGGACACTTACCAGAGTTCGCGCCTCCTTGTGTCCCTCTTTGCGAGGGACAGGCAGGGCGGCATTGAGGACACTCCGGCTCTCGGTGCGCTCGTGAGGCGGTGCGCGGGGCTTTTCCCGCTCTCGTGCGGGCTTTATGTGGCGCAGGACGTGAGGATGCTGTATTCGGGGGCTGACACTCTCGGCTTCCACGCCGCCTCTGTGCAGGTGGCGCTCATAATAAGGAAATGACATTAAAATAGAAAAAAATGGCTGTAATAACTACAACTACGGGGCTTGACGCCCTGCGCGTTCTCTTCAACTCGATGAAGAACGTGTATTACATCAGCACGGTGAACGCGGGGCTTGCGGAACTCGCGAAGTTTGACATGGAGCTGCCTGTGCTTTCGGACGGCGTTACGTTCAACACCGGCGAGGCGAACGTTACGAAGATAAAACTCACCACCGGCGCGGAATGGACGAGCGTCGCGGAGGCTGGGGACAGCGACATCACCTTTCAGGTGGCGAGCGTCGACGGCGCGGTGGCTTCCATCCTCATGGACAAGAAGACTTCGGCGCAGGTTGTCATGACGAACTCGGTGGACGGCAAGACCTACAAGGGGGACGGCTACACCACGGAGCCGAAGAAGCTCGCCGGCGGTCTCTTCATGACGAGCGAGGCTAAGGACAGCGCGATATTCCTGCCGAACATCGAGGGCTACTCCTCGTTCGTGTGTGAGCAGAACAAGCCCGCGTACTTCAACGTGAAGATAACGCCCCTTGCGGACGCTTCGGGCGCGAACTTCTACATAATGGTGCCTTCGGAATGACTTCGGGGGCGCGTAAAGGGACAATAGGGAAACAAACCAACGTCTTCCTCTGACAGGGCTGCGGCGGGCGCGGGAAGTCCGCGTGCGCCGCAGTTTTTTCGTTTGTCGGGGACGGCGCAAAAAAAGAGGAAAGGCATGAATAAAAAGGTTACGCAGCCCGATGCTGCGGCGGAGAGGGAACTGGACTCCATTATAAGGGACGGCGCGGACTTCGCGGAGCTTCGCGGGCGGCGCGTGAAGGTGAGGTGGCTGGGGTATTTCGCGATACGCAAGCTGTCGGAGGTCATGGTTGGGAGCAAGGACGAGCGGAGCGTGGCGTGCAAGTGCGCCGCCGCGATACGGCTTAACGGCTACTGGGGCATACGCCTGTGGTGGTGGGCTTTGTGGCGGTGGTACTTCTATGTGAGGCAGTACAGCGAGGCGGAGCTTCTGCCGCTGATAGAGCTGAGTAAAAAAAAAGTACCGCTCGAGACATACTTGACCGCTACCATATATCTGACCGCGATGAAGGACACCGTGATGCAGATGACGAGGAAGGAGGCGGAGACTATCCTTCGCGGACGGTATGGGGAAGCCTCTGGGAGTTAGCCAAGCGCACCCCTTGGCTCGCCGAGCCGATGAGGGTTTTCGGCATAGCCGTAACGCCCCCCCTGTATTACATAATGAGCATGAGCGTGGCGCAGGTGGAGCTTATGGCTTGCGACGTGGCGGTGTCGAATTTCCGCCGCTCCAAGGACAGGAAGGACGGTTTCGCAAGCCCGGAGCGCAAGGAGCTTGAGGAGGCTGCGGAGAAATGGAGGAGGAAGTACGGCGACGGCGGGGACGCGAGTGTGGCGTTTGACGCGTCGAAATGGAAGGTTGAACATTGAAAGTTGAAAATGAATGGCAAATCTCGGCAATCTGTATTTTGACATCTTATTGCAGGACAAGACGGACAAGCAGCTGAAGGAGATACGCTCCAAGGTCATTGCGGGTCTTAAAAAGGAGCTGCCCGCCCTTGACATAAAGATAGACAGGTCGAAACTTGCCGCCGATGTGCGCAAGGCGCTTTCGGGCGAGAAGTTCACGATAGACGTGAGGACTTCCGACGGCAAGGCGTTGGGCAGCCTCACGGCGGGGCAGCTCCGCGCCCAGAGGGCTGCGGCGATACAAGCCAAGAGCGAGGCAAAGGTGGCGTTGGCTAACGCCCGCGCCAAGGCTGCGGCAGACCGTGCCTCCGCGTCCTTGCAGCGGCTTGCGGCGGCTCATGCCGGGGCTGCGGGCGCGGCGGAGCGCAACGCCTCCGCGCTCGGGAGGACTGCAAGCGCGGCACAGCGCACCGTGGGCTTCGTGGGAAGCCTCCGCAACGAGCTGGCGCAGCTGGGGCAGGTTTACTTCTTCCAGGACCTGGCGCGGCGCATAGTGAACGTGGGCGGCGAGCTTGAGAACCAGCGCATAGCGATGGGCGCGATACTGAAGGACACCGGCAAGGCGCAAAGCATATTTGACAAGGTGCAGACGCTGGCTGTGAAAAGCCCTTTCGGGGTGATGCAGCTTAACCAGAGCGCGAAGATGTTCACCGCCTACAACATACAGTACAGCGACCTTTACGACACGCTGCGGCGCATAGCCGACATAAGCGCGGGCGTGGGCGTGAGCATGGACAGGATAATCCTCGCCTACGGTCAGATAAAGGCGAAGCACGTGCTTGCCGGCACGGAACTTAGGCAGCTGACGGAGGCGAACCTGCCCATAATCGATATGCTTTCCAAGCAGTACTCGCAACAGGAGGGGCGGCTTGTGAGCGCATCGGAGATATACGACCGCGTGAGCAGGAAGCAGGTGAGCTTTGAGGACGTGAAAAAAGCCTTTAAGGAGATGACGGATGCCGGCGGTCAGTTCTACAACACGCAGGAGGCGATGAGCGAGAGCCTCCGCTCGAAATGGAAGAACCTCGGGGACGCGATAGACGTGGCTTTCGGGAGCGTGGCGCAGAGCGGCATCGGGGACGCGATGAAGGGCATTGCGGACATCCTTACGGACATGACATCCCATTGGCGGACAATGGCATGGACGATAAGCGGCGCTGTTGCCGGATTGAAATCGTACAGGATGTACGCGCTTTTGGCGGCGCGTGCCGTTGACGCTAACCTCATGGGGGCTTTGGCAAAGGCGAGAACCGCAAGCCCCGCTGCCGGTGCCGCCGGTGCCGCTGCCACTGCGGAGAACGTTGCGGGCGCGGGCGTGTACTTGGGGCAGCTGAAGGAGCAGCGCCTTCTCACCGCCTCAAAGGCGAAGTACCTAATAATGACGAAGCAGGTGAATGACGCGGAGATACGCGCCTTGCAGAATATGTACAAAATAGACGGCGTTACGCTTTCCAACTGGCAGAACGCGAGCAAGATACAGAAGGCATGGGCAGGTGTCGGTGTCATGGTGCAGCGTGCCGGCTCTTTTTTGCGCGGCATGGCGGTACAGGCGGGGTGGATGGTTGTGCTGACTGCGGTGTCCTCCATAATCGGACGCATACAGGAGCGTGCCGCCGCCTTGCGTGAAAGCCTTGAAAGCATAGGCGAGGCGGGCGCGGAGGCGGCGAAGAACCTGCGCGAGGTTTCGGATGCCATGAGCGGCGTTGACACCGGCAGTGCCGGGAGCGCGGAACTCACGGACGGCATAAAGAGAATGGTTCAGACGCTGAAGGACTATTTTCCCGAAAGTTCGGACGGCATACTGGAGAGGATATTCGGCAAGGGCGCGGACGGCAAGGTGAAGAGCCTTGCGGAGAAGTTCACGGAATTGCGCGACGCGATAAACGACGCGCAGGATGCGGCGCGGCTTCAAAAAACGATGGGCGAGGCGCTTGCCAACATAGACAATGACAACGGTTCGTGGAAGCCCGGCAACTGGAACGTCAAGGACTACACGGACGAGTACGCCGATGCCTTGAAAAGACTTGACAGGGAAATCAGGGAACACGCCGCCGACAACGACAAGCTCGCCGCCGCCCTTGACAAGGTGAAGGGGAAATACCCGGAGTTTTTGAGGATGATGCGCGAGAACGGCGTTGGTGCCAATGACATTGCGGGGCAGATTTCGCTGCTGTACACGGAAGGCAGCTATGCAATGAGGCGGCATTTTGAATCGTCAGGAGTGCCTCAACAAATCCCCATAGTAGGGGTGGATGTTCCCTGGTACAGGCGGCAGCTTCGCAATACTGCCGCGAAACTTGCGGATGAATTTGCGCAAACCTTGGCGCAGCAGGGTTACAAGAAAGGCTCTGCGGCGTGGAACATGGCTGCGCAGCGCGCCCTTGAGAACTTCCTTGACCAGAACAAGATACTTGACGAGAGGGTGAGGCGCGAGGTCAGGGACGTGTTCATAAAGAAAAACATATACGTTCACGTGAAAGGCAAGTTCAGCGGCGCGGAGGACATTCCCTCTGAACTTGACAAGTACATATCCGGGGTTTTCGGCGGCAAGTATGACGAGGATGTGGCGGGAAACACCTTGGCTGAAAAGCGCAAGGGCGCGAAAGGCGCGTATGATGCGGCCGTTGAGGAGGTCAAGGCGGCGCAGGGCGTTCTGCGCCGTTTGGGCGTGCCGACTGACGGCAAGACCATAAAGAAGGTTGCGGGGGCTGCCTCCGCCAAGGTCAGGGATGCCGTTGACCTTTACAATAAGGCTGTTGAAAAGGCGAACGCGGGGCGCAAGGGATTGGCTGCTTTGGGCTGGGGCGATGAGAAGAAAAACGACAGACCGCGCACGCCCAAGACCGACACGGCGTTGCAGAATGCACGGAGCGAGCTGAACGAGCTGAGGGAGGCTTACGGCGAATGGAAGAAACTGGAGGAGGGCATGGGCGGTCCCGCCGCTCTCGGCGAGATGCGTAAAAGCCCCTTTGCGAAATGGTTCAGGGACGGCGGTCTTGACAAGGACGGCTATGTGCGTCTTTTGGAGCGTCTGAAAAACAGCATGAAAGGCGCAAGCAAAGACAGGCGCACGTTCAGGCTTGACATAGACAAGATAGAGTTCGGGCTTAGGGAGGAGACCTTGAAGAAAGCCGCCGATGAGGCGTACTCGCAGATACAGGCGTGGCTTCAGGATTTCTCTTCGCGCTGGGACTTGTACAAGAGCCTGAAAAAGACCACCGGGGACAGCGGCATCGCCCGCATGGCGTTCGGGAACTACGAGATGTGGGACGAGGAGGGTCGCAAGCTGCTGGAGCATCTGGAGGGCGAAATGCGGAAAAAGGGCATCACCGCGCCATTGCGCCTTGACATGGGCGGCAAGGAGGCGGAGGCCTTCTTCGGGAAGGACAAGGGGCTTTTGGAGCTTTACAAGGAGCTTCAGAGGCAGATACGCGCCATAGGGCGCGAGTGGCTTACGGAGGCTGCGGAGGCGCAGAAATCCCTGATGACCACCGAGGACAAGATACGTCGGCTGAAGGAGAGGATACAGGAGGTGCTTGACGCTAACAACAGGGGCGAGATTTCCGATGAGGTGATGACCCCGATAGTGTCGGGGCTTGAAAAGCAGATAACGGAGCTGGAGCGCGAGGCTTTCCGCGCCACTGACGTTTACCGCCGCCTGTTCGGGAGCTGGGAGCATCTGGGCGTGAAAGGCATAAAGCGCATACGCGCCGAGCTTGACGCGCTGATAAGCAGCGCGAAAGACGACGGCAAGGGCGGCTTCACGCTCACAGGACTGGACGGCAAGCAGTACAAGGCATCCGCCGGCGACCTCAAGCAGCTCAACGAGCAGGTAAAAAAGACCGATGAGTATTTTAACAAGAAAAACCCTTTCGGGCAAATATCCAAGAGTTTAGGGACGCTTTTCAGCAAGAAAGCGACAAAGGACGAGAAGACGAAAGCCCTGAAGAACTTGGGCGACAGCGTTCTTGTGGTGAACGGCTATGTCGGCGAGCTGACTTCGAGCTTTGAGCGTCTTTTCAGTGCGCAGGGCAATGAGAGCATGGCGGAAGCGATGCAGATGACCGGAACTGTGGTAAGCGGCATAAGCGGCGTGATACAGGGTTTCCAGAACGGTGGTCCGCTTGGCGGGGCGGTGGCCGCGCTTTCCGCCGTTGCCAACATAATGACCACCGCCACGGAGCAGCGCAACGCCCGGCTGGAGCGCAGGATAGAGGCGAGCCGAAGGAGGGTGGAGCGGATTGAAGCCTACCTGTCTGCATTCGACAACAGCACGAGGTACACCTTGGGCAACAGCTACTCGCGGAGCGTGGGGCGGCTGGAGCTTAACAAGGAGCGTGCCGACCTTATAAGCATTCGCGACCTGAACAAGGAGATAGCGCGTGCGAAAGCCTACACCAAGCGCAACGACACGGAGCGCATAGAGAGCCTTGAAAAGGAGAAAGCCCTTTTGGAGAGCATCAGCGCGGACAGTCACACGTACACAAGCCAGATGCAGGTGAACCTCGCGCAGAAGTACGCCGAGCTGAGGGAACTGTATTACCAGCGGGACAAGGAATGGGCCAAGAGTAACACCTCCAAGAGCAAGATAAACGAGTACAACAGCAGCATAAAGGACAAGCTACAGGAGATACGCGACTATGAGGAGGAGGTGGCGAACACCCTTTACGGCATCGATTTGAAGGGGTGGTCTGACGACCTTTCGGACGCTCTTGTGAGCGCGTGGCAGAACGGCACTGACGCGGCGGACGCATACTCGCAGAAAGTAGGGGACATCATGAACGCCATGATAAAGAAATGGCTTTCTTTGGAGTTCATACAGCCGCGCATGAAGGAGATACAGTCCTTAATGTTCGGCGCGGACGGTCAGGGCGGCTTCATGGAGGACGGCAAGCTGACGGAGGACGAGATTTCGCAGGTGGCTGAAAGGGTTCTGTCGTTGCAGGACAACATAGGGAAGTGGGGCGACACTGTGAACAAGCTGATAGACGGTCTGAAGGAGAGCGGCGTGCAGTTCGGGGACAGCGCGTCGGGTCTTAGCAAGGGCATACAGGGAGTAACGGAGAACACGGCGGATTTGCTTGCGTCCTACATAAACGGAATGCGTGCCGATTTGTCGCTTGTGCGCGAGAGCCTCCGTGAGCTTGCGGAGGAGAATCTTGCGGGCTTCGGTGCTGTGGCGCGGCAGCAGCTTTCGGAGCTGCGGAGCATAAGCGCGAACACGCTGCGCAACGCGGACGCGACAGTCGAGCTTCTGTCGATTTTGAGGGCTAACACCATTGCGGGGCGCGGCTTCCGTGTGGCATAAAGAGAGGATGTTATGGAGGATTTTTCACTGTACATACAGCGTGCGGGTGAGGACACCGCTAAAGGCACGGTTGAGGAATGGTACTGCGGAGTAACGGATGCTTGCGCCGCTGTTGACGGCGGTTTCAAGGACTTTGCGTCCAAGAGCTGGCAGGGTGAGGACGGCGAGGACGTTTACATACCCGCGACACCCCGCCTTGCCGCCTATGACGCGGAGTGGGAGCTTTGCTACAAGGGTCCGGGCAGGGCGGCTTTCGCCACCTTGGAGGCGATGCGCTCATGGCTTTCGGGGAAGTTGCTGGTGCTCTACGACCCATATACCGGCATGGGGCGGCGCGGCGCCTGGCTGAAAGGTTTCAGCTCGCCCAAGTACACGCGGCGCAAGGGCGCGGAGGTGCTTCGCTTCACGCTGACTTTCAGGATTACCGCCCCGGGAGGCGGCGTTACCGCCACGGAGGAGGGCGGAGAGGTTAAACTTACGGAAAACTCATAAGGGATGTGGACTGTATATAAAAAGGACGGCACGGCAGCCGGCTGCACGGTGTGGAGCCTGGAGTATCACGGCGAACGCATGGGCGAGCGGTATGTGAGCGCGGACATTGAGAGCGCGGAGCCGCCGTCGCTCGGCGTGGGGGACTGGATAGAGTACCGTGGCGAGCGTTTCGAGCTTGGCAGCGCGGTTGACATAAGCAAGAGCGCCCCCTCCGGGGCTTACGGCTCGGGGTTCACCTGCAAGGGCGTGAAATTCCTGTCCCTTTCGGGCGAGCTTACGCGCTGCTCGTTCCTTGACATCGTGGGGGGGGACAACAAGATGCACTACACGGGGCTTCCCAAGTTCAGCTTCTTCTGCTCCACGGTTGAGGATTTCGCGGGGCGCATACAGGCTAACCTTGACCGCGCCTACACCGGGGACGGCAAGTGGACTGTGGTTTGCAACCCCTCCCTGGCGGAGAAGGGCAACGTGTCGCTTTCCGCCGACGGCAAGACCGTGTGGGAGATGCTTTCGGAGCTTCCCGACAAGTTCGGCTGCAATTTCACGGTGTCGGGGCGCACGCTGACGATAGGGGTGAAGCCTGTCGAGGCGGGCAAGGTGTTCATGTGGGGCAAAGACGGCGGTATTGACGGAGTTGACGTGCCGGGGAACAGCTCGCAGCAGGTGATAACCCGCGTGAGGGTGTACGGCAGCACGAAGAATATGCCGGAACGCTACTACAACAAGATGAGTGGCGCGGACGGCAAGAAATACGTCCCCGACAACATGGCTGTAAGCACGCTGATGCTCCCCTCGTTCCCCAAGACCACGCTCGACCCCTACATAGACAGCGGCAATATAGGCGAGCTTGGGGTGCGCGAGGGCGTGGTGTATTTTGACGGAAGCGGGGACAATGAGGAGATATACCCCACAATGGAGGGCATGACGGCGGAGGACCTTCGTGCGGCGGGCGTTTCGATAAGCCTTGACGAGGGGGACAACGGCAACCTTGACGAAGTGTTCGCTGCCGATGCGGTGGAGGCGGACGGCTATGTGGCGCAGGGGCAGACGGCAAGCCCATCCACGTTCAGGATAACACTGAAGGACATAGGTTTTGACATAAACGGACAGCTCACCTCCTCCATGGCGAAGATAAGCATGAAGGACGGAATGTGCGGCGGCAGGGAGTTCGAGATAACCGGCTGCGCCAAAAGCGGCAACAAGTATGTGCTGACTTGCAAGCGCACGCTTGACAGCGACCTTGACCTGTACTTCCCCTACAAGGACTACAACGTGAAAGCCGGGGACAAGTTCGTGCTTCTTGACATAAGTATGCCGGAAGCCTACATACAGGCGGCGAGCGGGCGGCTTCTGCTGAAAGGCACGGAATGGCTCGCGAAGAACTGCGAGCCGAAGCGCACGCTGACACCGAAGATATACGGCATATACATGGCGCGGCAGCATGACGAGGCACTGAAGTCTGGCGGAGTGAGCCTTCACAACACGCTGCGCGAGGGAATGCTTCTCCACGTGAAGGATGACGATTTGGGAATAGACACCGTTACAGGCATAAAGACCCTGACGATAAAGGAGGGCGGCGACAAGACCGTTCCTGAATATGAGGTTACGCTTGACGATGATGACTACACCGGGACTATCAGCAGGATACAGGAAAGGATAGACGGCATCGTGAGCGGCGTGATAAAGATAAGCGGCGAGACTGTGATAAGGAACAGTCCGTGGCTGAAATCCGCGCTTGCCGGCAAGCTAAGCAGGACGGATGATGACACTGCGGAGGGTGTGATAACTTTCCGCAAGGGGCTGAAGGTGGGGGACGGAAGCCGTGGCGTTGACGCTGCGGGCAACGCCGTGCTGAAAGGCGTGTCGTCGGAGACGATTTCCAATTCGGGGAAAATCACCAACGGCGGGGACATTGAGAACAGGAACGGCAGGGTTACGACAAAGGACATGACGGTAAATGACGCTGCAAGCGTGAGGAACCTCACGGTAACGGGCAAGGCTACTTTCTTCGAGCTTGAGGTGCAGAGGGCTTCGGCAGCGGGGGGATTGTGCATATATTCCGCAGGCACAGGGAAAATAGACCTCGTGGAGCCGGTGTATAACACCGAAGACACGACCAAGGTGGAAGGGTGGAAGTGCTATCAGCTCGCAAAGGATGCGGACGGCACAAGCCTCCAGCAGATGTTCAAGAAGGGGGACAACCTTGTCTCGTTTTCCTTTAACACAGGTGCGGGCTACTACACAGGAACGGCCAACCGCTGGTGGTGGAGACGCTGCACGCAGGCGGGATTTACCTATGAGCTTAAAAACGGACAACGGTACATCAGCTTTACCGTAAACAAGACCTTATGTGCCGAGGGGAGCGACGAGCCGAAGGTTGGCGACAAGGTTTGCGTGTTGGGCAACAAGGACGACGCTTCGAGGCAGAACGCGATAGTGATATGCGCCCACAAGGGGCTTGACGCGGAGCTGACAGCCCCATACCTTGCGCAGTATGTGGGCATAAACGACTTCGACCTTGCAAGCCACAGGGAGAGCTGGTGGGGCTATGACGCAGACCACAAGGCGAGCAACCATTTCACCGGGAAGTTCAGCATAAGCGGCAGCTCGGGAAGCACGCCCATAGTGAACGACAGGGGCGCGTGGGAAGCCGGGACTGCATACGAATACTATGACAGGGTGAGCTGTAACGGCTCGCTTTACCTGATGACCAACAAGGCTGCGGGTACGACAACGGGCATCCCCGGCGTTTCCACGGACTGGACTTTGCAGGTGAGCGCGGGGACAAACGGAAAGGACGGTGCGAGCATAAGCATAAAGGGCAGCGCGATAGCCCACTACGCAAACGCCTCCGAAATAGACCTCGCGACAGCGAAGAGCGGATATTACCTCACCGATACGGGCAGCTCGGAGCAGCACAAGAGGGGCATAACGATAGTGTCGGGCGGCATGATAGTGAACGACATTGACGCGGACGACGGCGACAGCTACACCACATCAGAGGACGGACATCTGTGGACTGCCAACGCGGGCAGGGAGGCTTGGGACGACTGCGGCAAGATAGAGGGCGCGAAAGGCGCGGATGCCGTGGTTTGGCGGCTTATACCTTATTCGGAGACCCTTGCTGGGGCGATAGTTGAGGGCGAGGCTTCGGACGGCACGGCATACAAGTCTTATCATATAAAAGGCACATTGCTCTACACCGCCGAGAAGTGGGAGGGCACGACAAGGACGAGGGTGTCCTTGGGCGATGATGTATTCTGGCGTTGGAAAACGGCGAAAGGCACGGCTTGGAGCAACGTCAAGACCCCCGTGCCGGCAACGCCTGACTGGATGTATGACAAGGGGGACGGCGACCCCTCCACGGCGGCGGAGGACAAGAGCCTTTATGCCGTTGTGGAACTTGTAGTTGGCGGAGCGGTGGCTGACAGGCGCACCGTGAACGCCATAACTGACGCAAAAGCCTACATGGACGTTGACGCGGACTTGGGGCGCATGGAGTTTGGCGTAAAAGGGCTTTCGGAGAGCGTGCTGAAGATAAAGGACGACACGGCAAGCCTCTCGACGCGAATGGGCAAGGCGGAGGCGAAGATTGTCACGAGCGTGCAGACTGACGGGAACGGAAAGGTAATCTCCGACATAACTCTGTCGGCAGACAAGATAGACCTCGAGGGCGCGGTGAGCGCGAACGGCGAGTTCATGATAGATACGTGGGGCAACGTGATGACAGGTGTCGCCCTGTCCCCCTCGGCGGACGCGGTGTCCTACATAGTTGAGGACAAGAGCAACCTTGTGTTTGAGGATAACGTAACAATAAAGCTGCCAAACGACCCCGAATACATCGGGCGGCGTATGCTGATAATCGCGCAGCCGAGGCACAACAGCGCGGGGGCGGTGCTGAAGCCCGGCACAAACGACTCCGTAACCGCCATGGCACAGGCTGGCAAAATCACGATACGGACAGGACGCACGCTGAATAATTGGATATACGGCTACAACAGCGGCGCGAGCATTTACGCCTCCGCGAATGACACCTCTGACGCGGACGCGGTGAAGAGCGCGCTGGAGGGCTTGCAGTTCTTCGGCGGCAATGTGGTGACGGAAAGCGGCGGAATCTTTGTGCAGGCATGGGAAATCAGCATACAGTGCGGCTATGTCGAGCTGTTGGGCACCCCCTATGCCGTAAGCAATATGTACGCTGCGGAATATGCCGTCAAGGGCGGCGAAAAATACGCGGTTCACATGATGCGCAGTGATGACGGACTGATAGACGACACCGACACGACAAACGGCATAATTGACGTAACACCAACAACGGAGTCTGACAGCCCCGCATTCGGGCAGGAGGGCAGCCTGTGGCGCGAAGTGCCGCAACTGTGCCAGTGGGTGGTAATCAACGTGAACGCGCAGCAATTCGGCAAATTGCCATGAGAAGCCTTGGCGCGACAACGCAAAATGTTTAACTTTGGAATAAATATGCAAAATATATGGCTGACGACACAAAAGTACAGAGAGTGAACTATGAGAGCGACTTCACGCTTATGCTGAAGCCTGTTGACGCGGAGGGCAACGCGGCTGACGCTTTCCCTTCGGGTGATTTCGAGATAGTGTTCACCTGCGGGGGGCGTAAGTACTCATGCTCGCGTAAGGGGGACAGATACACGAACTGCAGGCTGAACGACGACGGCACGCTGACGGTGGTGTTTGACAGCCACAAGCTTCTGCCCGGGGTGCTTATGATGAATATGTCCCTGCACCTGCCCAACGCGCTCTACCCTGACGGCGAGCAGACCGTTGCGAGCGGGTGCATTGCCTTGGGTGTGGAGCTTGTGGCGTGCGGGGGCGACGACTTCACGACCGAGTTCGAGGCGGAGCTGGTGATGCCTTGTCAGGTTGACATCCGTCAGGAGGAGGGTCAGGAGACCGCCGCCGTGATGAGCCAGAAAGCCACCACTGACGCGCTGGCGGTGAGGGACGCGGCTTTGCAGGAGCATATAGAGAAAATGAGGGCGGAACTTATGGAGGCTTACTGTCTTATGATAGTAGGCGAAAACCCTGTGTTTGTCGGGAGTTCCGTCAACTATTCCATACAGGCTACAATCACGGAGACGGCAGACACCGTGAAAATCCTGCGCAACGGCGCGGTGATAGGCAGCGCGGAGAGCGTGAGGATATTGTCTGTAAGCGACACGCCCCCGCTTACGGAAAGAGGGAAGATAACCTATGCCGCAAGGGCGGTGATAGGCGGCACTATGAAGGAGGGGCGGCTTGAGGTGAACGTTGTGCTGCCGATATACCTTGGCGCGGGGCAGAGCGCACAAGCCGTGATGACACCCGCCAACAGGCTCACGGCGCGGACAGAGCCGAAGGGCGCGTACAACGTGAGGGTTGACAGGGCGGGCGACTGGCTGTGGATAGCCGTGCCTGACGACATGACTTTCGCGGGCGCGGAAATGGGCGGCTTCGAGCTGCCTTTCAGCCTTACTGACGATTACGTCAAAGACTACAAGGTGTACCGCTCGGACAGCGCGTACAAGGCGGGGACTATGGAGATAAAACTATTATAAAACTATTATAAAACAATAAAAGGCTATGGCAACAATAAAGGTAGGCGGACAATTAGAGAGCGTTGCGGTTGACGAGAAACTTGTCGATGCCGTTCAAGTAAAAGACGAATCACGCAATAATAAAAGTCAGAAAGACATTAATGATGAGTTAGCAAACAGTGTCGATGGCAAAATAAACAAAACTGACATTGTAGAAGAAGTCGGCGATAGTACAGAAAAAGTAATGTCACAGAGAGTAGTTACGTCTATACTTCGCGACAAGTTTGACAAAACAGCGGTAAAGGCTGTTACCGGCGCGAGTACCACTGATACGATGTCGCAGAAAGCCATTACGGAAGAACTTGCTAAAAAGCAGATAACACTGAAAGCCGGAACAGGCATATCTATAGCCGCTGACGGAACCATAAAGACCACGCTGGACGTAGGATTGTACAAAGTGGTAAGCGCACTTCCGACAACCGGCATAGATACCAATAAGATATACCTTGTACCCGACGCGGAAGGACAAGGACAGAACGTGTATGTGGAATACATGTATGTTAACAGCAAATGGGAAATCGTGGGGCAATACAAGAGTGATGTTGACCTTACTCCGTATTTCAAAAAAGAAGACATACAAAAAAAGACAGAGGTGCTTAGCAGCACTGCCGATGATAAAGTTCCCTCGAGTGCCTTACTCTACAAAGAACTTGCGGCAAAAGCAGAATTTGCTGGTCTCGTAAAAGGGCATTACGCCAAATCCTCCGCGATACCGTCAAATGCCGCCGACGGCTCATATTTGATAGATGCAAACGCCTCAGGAACATCGGGCAGTTATATTGTAACCGTAGCATCTGGAAGCGTGGTCGCGCCAAGTGAGCATCTTGCCACAAGCGGGTATTTGTACATGACCGTCGACGGGCATGTGTATGAAGCCAAGAACGGTGCGGTATGGTACGACCAAGGGGCTATCAAGACCAGCACCAACGATTATACGACCGCAGAGAAAAATAAATTGGCCGGCATTCAGGCAGGGGCGAACAAGACCGTAGTAGATACGGCATTGTCCACAACTTCCACCAACCCAGTCCAAAACAAAATCGTTAACGCGAAATTGGTAGAATTGCAAAATGAGATAGCCGTGATAAATGCCGATAAAGCAACATTCAGCCTCTCACGTACAAGTGGCAACAGCCTATATTTCGTGGGCGACACGTTCACGATAAAAGCCACCGCTACCTGCTCCGTCTCTGCTAATACCATTACCATAAAGTGTGGCAACAGCACCATTGCGAGCATACAAAATGCGAAAACCGCGATGGGAAGCCAGACGATAGACCCGACTTTATCCTCTGCACCGACTACAATAAATTTCACCGCTGAAGCAGTAATAGGCAGTGTCAAAAAAACGGCATCGTTTAGTGTGAGTCTTGTCAATCCTATGTATGTAGGTGCAGGTGCGGCTTATACGGATGTTGTAAAAGACAATCATAAACAATCGGCGCGCACAAGCGCAAGCGGTACGTATAACGTTACAGTTGCCAGCAACGGACAGTACGTGTTCTTTGTCGTGCCATCTTCCATGACAATAAACAAAGTAACCCTTAGCGGCTTCGACTTCCCCCTCTTGGCGGCGGACACGACAAGCAAGAGCGGCTACAAGATATACAAGAGCGCGAACACCTACAAGGCAGGGACGCTTACTCTTGTTGTGAGCTAAGACTTGGGTGATTTCATTGTTATTGGTTGGACGCGGGGCGGGGTTGGAATGCCCTGTCCCGCTTTCTTAATTAAAAAAGGATTATGGCAAAGATAAAAGTGAGCGGCGAGCTTGAGGTTGCGACCGCTGAGGGGAAGCTGGCGGACGCGGCGCAGGTGTTTGACAGCACGCTGCAAAAGAATCAACAATACATTAATAAGGAGTTCAAAGAAGCCCTCGCAAAACTTACGCGAAAGAAAAGAATCTTCATAAAACATTATTCTTCATCAAAAACATATGAAGGAATGTTTGCATATGTTATTCCCGGAGAAACAATAAAATTTGGCGTATATACAAGTGCAAAAAATAACATATCTATAGAGGCTATTGCATTTAATTCTTCAAAGGAAAATCCTACAATAACTGTTGCAAATCCAGTAGTAACAGCTTTAGGTGGTTATTTTTTCCATGAGATTTCAATGACAATTCCTACAGATGTTGCAGATGGGGATATTTATCTATATAAAACAATAACTATAACGTCTTAATTATGAAATACTTAAAATTAGATGAGGTGTATAGGATTAACCGACTGGAAGGCATGACCGATGAGGAGTGGGTTGAGGAGAATGAAAGGAAGATTGAGGATGTGTAACGTGTAAAAGGTTTGGATTATGAACGCGAAGGAGAGGGAGCTGCACAGGATAGTGGATATAGTCGTTGGTTGCTGCTCGGTGAGTTTCGGCGGCAGGGTTTCGCTGTCGCGTGCCGAGGTTTTGGGCAAAGGTCGCGGCGAGGTTCTCACGATGACGCGGTGCATCCTCGCCTCGCTCATAATCGCGGCGGGCTTCAGCGTCTCCACCCTTGCGGGTCTCACGGGGCGCACCGCCACGAGCGCGAGATACCTCGTGAGCCTTGACAGGCAGTTCCACAAGACCTCGCGTGCCTACAGGATTGCAAGCGCGGAGGCGGCGGTGCTGTGTCGCGAGGCGTGGAGAAAGGACGACGAGGAAAGGGGGAAAGAGAAAGAGTAACGCGCAAGCAAAACGAAAGCAGAACGCAAGGAAAAGGGAGGCAGACGGAAAGAAAAACGTCTGCCTTCTTTTTTGCGCCCCACGGATGAATGCGGAACTTTGCAACAAGCCCGACAATGGGCGAAACGTCTAAAATAAGTGATTATGGACATGGAGAACGGACACAAGGAGATTGTGGAGAAGAAGGTCTATGAGGAAGGGAAGAAGGAGTACGCGAGCAACGGCAAAGGCAACGCGGCCCTCACACTCGGCATCATAGGCACAGCCCTCGGCGCGGGTGCGCTCTGGGGCAGGGGCAACGGCATCTTGGGCATTGGCGGAGGCGGCAACGCGCCGGAGAACGTCAACATACAGGTTGCGCGTGAGGCAATGGCATCGGGTGCGGGCGCACCGACCGCATTCCAGGCGTGGGAGCATGGCTGTGAGGAGGCTCTTGCGCTCACCAACACCATTTGGGGCTTGAAGGTGAACACGCAGGGACAGTTCGGCAAGATGCGCGAGCAGGACATCGCGGAGAAGTTCAGCCTGTACAAGGGCATGACGGAGGCGGCTTTCGGGCTGTACAAGAGCCAGATTGACGCTGACTTCAGCCTTTACAAGAACCAGCGCGATATGTATGACGCGCTTGACGGCAAGTATGCGGCGAAGTTTGCGGAACTTGACAAGAAGGTTGCCGTAATGGAGGCTGTGCGCCCCTATCAGGACAGGCTGCTCATGGACTACACCGACAAAAAGACCTGCCGCTGCATCTACGGCGAGCTTGTATTGCCAAGCACGCCGACCGTAACAGGGTATCAGGGCGCAAACCCTTTCGGCTGCAACTGCGCAAGGCAGGCGGCACAGACGGCGTAAGGCGCAAGGCTGCACGCAGGAGGCGCGTAAATTAGTTGGTGGGGGGCTGCCCCTCGCGGGGCTGTCTCCCGCCTTTTTTAACCACATCAACTAAAAAGGAAAACATGGACATGAATTTTGACCCTGTGCTGCAGCAGGGACAGGGCGGCGGCATGACAGCGATAGCACAGGAGCGGGAAAGGCTGGCGCGGCAAATGGAGGAGCTGCGCCGGAACTGGAAGCAGCCGCAGCCGGAAAACGGCACGCCCGTATGGGACGAGATAGACAGGATAACGCAGGGGCTGACATCGGGCGAGTTCCGCTGCCTGTCGGATAACGCGGAGTTTCAGGAGAGCAACGCTTTGGTTACTTCGCTGTTGCAAAGGGAGTACATGAGGATAATGCGTCCGCTTGTGGAGGGGACGCGGGACGGCAAGGAAGCGTTGGAGAAGCACCTTACGCTGCTGAAACGGCTCGTCAAGAGCGCGAAGGACGATGCGGAGCGTAAGAGCGCGATGATGAGCGACTACATGGAGAACCATGCCGACATGACATTCAACGACTACATAAAGATGATGAAGAAAGGAGGGAAGAAATGAACATAGACGAGATAAAGGAGAGGATATGCGGCGCGTTCACCTCGTGGGCGGAGCGCAAGATAACCGAGCTTGCCTCGGGAAACCCGCACATGGGGGTTATAGCCCCTTATCTGAAAAGAGGGGCGGAAAACTGGGTGAACCGCGAGCGCGAGCGTATCGGCAGGATGCTTGACAACGCATCGCTTTTCGTAGCCGACAAGGATGGGGACATAAACCTGCGCACGGTTACGGACGACATGATTTCGGTGTTCCGCGAAATGGACGAGGCGGAGTTCGGGGACGGCATGGTGCGCGGCACTGCCGGAAAGGGCGTGATAAAGGTCGGTTTCCCCGACAACCCGATAGTCTCGCTCCTTTTCGGGGACGGCTGTATGCTGAAGATAACCGCCGACGACTTGGCGGAACTCCGCGACATGATGCTGGAGAAATAAGGAAAAGCCGGCATGGGGAATGTTTTTATATGTCCCTGTGCCATTTTTGTATGTCCTGTCTGTTTGGATATTTATTCAAAGTTTTTATCTTTGTAAATGTCAAAAACGGAACGGTCATGTCAATAATGGGAACTTATAAGGGGGAATCGATATGGGAGGCGGAATTTTCAGGAGTGTCAAAAACCCATTGCGCGTCAAACCCATGAGTTGGGCGGGCATTTTCAAGGCGGCTATATCCGTCATCGGCGGCTTGGCAGGTTGGGTGGTGGCGGAGTTCAAGCCCGCGTTCCCCCTTGTTGTAGTGGCTGTGATATTCATCCTTTACGACACATGGACGGCGTACAGGCTTGACAGGCGTGCGCACGCGGCTTATCCCGAAAGGACGGCGCGGCACGAGGCGAAGTTCACGAGCTTCGCGTTCGGCAAGGTGGTGAAGCAGACGATACCCAAGAGGCTGTGGCTGATATTTTTGGCATACTTGGCGGAGCATTGGGTTTTCATACACATACACATCCCGCTGTCATACGTGATAACAGGCGTGATATGCTTCGAACAGGCATGGAGCATTTTGGAGAACGAAAGCTCCTGCCGTCCCGAGGCGGAACACAGGTTCTGGAAGTCGCTACAGCGGATAATGGTTGACAAGACGGCAAGGCATTTTGACGTGGATTTGGAAAAATTGGAGAAAGGGAATGGGAAAGATTAGGAAGTTGCTTCAAAGGATTGACGCGCTTGTGGGGCGCATAGAGCTTGACTTCACGCTGCACTTAATCGTGAGCGCGGCAATTGTCTGGGTTTTCACCGTGCTGTTCGCCCTGTGCGGGTGCAGCATGGTGCAAGCCATTGCCGGCAGCTTGCTTACAGCAATGTTTTTCGGCATTGTAAAGGAGACAGTCATAAACATCGTGATTAAGGGAGGCGTTGCCGATGACAGGGACATAGCCGCAGACGCTTGCGGGGCGGTGTCCGGGGCATTGCTGATAATGACAGGCGCGTTATTCTGGTGACAATGGCTAAGTACAGGGCAAGCAACACCCTTGTCGCCGCGATAAAGGGCTTTGAGGGGTACACATCCACACCGTACAAGTGTGCCGGCGGGAAATGGACGATAGGCTACGGACACACCCGTGGCATAACCGCCCGGATGCGCGTTACCCCAGAGGAGGCACACAGGCTGCTTATGCAGGACTTGCGCAGCGTTGAGGAAAAGGTGAACGCCTTGGGGGTGTGCAGGACGCAGGGGCAGTTTGACGCGCTGTGCGATTTCGCGTTCAACCTCGGCAGCGGCGCGTTGGAGGGCAGCACCCTGTTGTTCTTGATACGCAACAACGCGAAAGAGCCTCTGATAAGGGGGGAGTTCGCACGTTGGGTGAGAGCCGGCGGAAAGATTTGCGCCGGTCTTGTGAAACGCCGCGCATGGGAGGCGGACAGATATTTTGAGGAATGAGTGAAAAAACTTTCAAAATATTGACAGGCGCGTGCGTCTTTGCCTTTTGCTTGCTCGTGGGGAAGTGTACACACCACTGCATTACAAATCCAGTGCGGGACACCGTGCGGGCTGTGTATGTTGACACGGTGAGGTACGTGCTGCCTGTGGCGCGGGACAGCGTTGTATTGCGGTATATAAAAGTGCGTGTTCCGCGTGCGGACAGCGTAAACGACACCTTGGGAGGCAGATATAAAAATAGCGGAGGGACATATAAAAACAGCGACAGCGCGGAAGTGGAGATACCTATCACGCAGAAAAAATATTCGGACACGACTTACACGGCGTGGGTTAGCGGCTTCAGCCCCGCGCTTGACAGCATACACGTTCACCCCCGCCGCGAGGTGGTTACGGTAACGAACACCTTGCGGGGCAAGCCCAAGCGTTGGGGCGTGGGAGTACACGCGGGATATGGCGTTACTCCGCACGGCTTGCAGCCGTACATAGGGGTGGGGGTGAATTACAGCATACTGGATTTCTGAACCATTGCAATTTTTTTCATTGTTTGTTTTTAGAGTAAGGTTATGGCGGCAATCCGTGAGGACAGCCGCCATTTTTGTGTAAGTTTATTCTATTTCTTTTCCGTCTGCATACGCCTGTATCACAGGCAGCAATTCTTTAGCTTCTTCTCGCGTCATATTATTTTCGTATTTTCTAAATATTCCATATCCGTTATCTTGTATTCGTCTGCATCCTTTCCGTATTCCTTGCGGATTTCCTTTTGCAGACGCTTGAAGGCTTCTTCTGCCTTGATGCACTCTATAATATACTGACGGTCATCGTGCTTATATAGAGTGCCATAAAAACTTACTATTACTCTGTACATATTTATTTATCTTTTAGTTCCGTTGCAAAATCGTAAAAATGCACCGTGTTTCCGCTCTTTTTCCAGCTATTCCGCACGGTGTTGTGCCTCTTTGCCCACAGCCTCGGGGTGCAGAACATACGCCATGAGAGCTGCCGCCACCAAGGGCGGTCGGAGCGGAACGGGACGAAGCTGTGGTCTGCAAGCTGCATATTCTTGTAAGCGTAATCAAATCTCCTTGACCTTACGGACTTCCACACGCGCTTTCTTATCGCGCTTATGCAGTGAGGGTGGGACTTCCACCATATATCCGCGCCGAAGCCGAACCAGCTCTTGAACCGCTCCTCGTCATATTCAGACCCTCTTTCCATCACAATGCGGTACAGGCATCCGTGCGTCTCCAACAGTGTAAGGGTTGGCTCAAGCCCGACGGACAGTGGGTCGCCCTTTTTCCACGCGAACTGCACAAGCCCGTGCGCGAACTGCCAGCAGCCCAGCTTTTTGTCCCATACCACGCGGAGGTCGAAAAATTTCACCCGCGCCTTTATCTGTTCCTCTATCGTTTTGTTTTGACACCTCCAAAAGGGTGTGAACAGCCGCCAAAACCAATGTTTCGGGGGCAAATAACTCATTGAATTGTGTGAACCTATCATGATGTTATACTTTGTTCATTGATTGTATGTTCATTGATTGCACGGAATATCTCATACGCGACCTGCGGCACCCATGTGTTGCCGTAAGCCTTTATACTTTCCATTCTCCACCCCTCCAAGGGGTAAAGTCTGTTTGTGTAATGTCTTCATAACTTTTGGAATTTGGGTAATGGTATTCGAGTACGCGGCGGCAGAAAGGGTTAATCTCGCAGTGGAACAGGTTCTGCCACCCCGCCCAGTCGGCTGCGATTTCCGCGCCGCCGATGCCGCTGAAAAGCGAGGCGTGAGTGAGCCGGCTCATATCTTCTCTTTTGTCGTTCCGTAATTGGCGATAAGTACCGCATCCGCCGTGGCAAGGGTTATATGCACTCCGGGGAAAAGTCCCTGTGCGCACGCCTTCAGCTTGTTTTTCCATTCCGTCTTGGAGGCGCACTGCGATGCCGTACCGAGTTGGTACGTCTTTTGCCATTTCTGCGGCGTAACCGTCTCGAACGGTATTCCCGCCGCCGTAACAGCCATTTCGATGTGTCCGTAGTTCTGTCCGAAGCGGAAGGAGGCGGATGCGCTCTGCCCGCTCCTGCCGCCAACCCTCTCAAGCCATATCTTTGCCTCATATCCGGAATAGGAGGCGAGGAAGCCGCAGATGTCGGAGGGGGTCTGCGGCATCTTGCAGCATACAATCAGCCTTCCGCCCCTCATCACAGCTATGCCGCCGTTCTTTCCCGGGTCAATGCCTATCACGTACCTTGCCATATCCTCTCCTTTCCCATTTTTCCGCGTCCGTGGTTTCTATCAGCATTCCGTCCGCAAGGATTGTTTTCCTCTCCTTTCCCGAGGCGGCGATGCGCTTCTTGACATCCGCTAAAAACTCCATGTCCGTTTCGCGTATAGTTTTCTTTCTCGTGTATGTGGGAACTTTGTCAAGTATATCCTCTTTGCCGTCCCTCCATGATGCTGTTTTCATTATATATGTTTTTTTGTGGGCTTTCCTCAATCCATATTGTCGCGTATGGCATAGTCTTTCGTCTTTTCGTAAGTTAACGCAGCCACCCTCATTGTCTTTATCTGTTTTATCGCGTCCTGCATTGTGCTTGCCGGTGTCATTATCGCCACCGCCGTGCCGTTGCACAGCAAGTATATCTTGCCGTCCCTCTCGCGGACGGAGAAGCGGGCGTTTATCTCCTCAACCCTCCTAATCTCCTTTGTGCGCCTCACGTTTTCCGCCTGACGGCGCAGCCATTCTGCTATCCTGTTCATGATTGCTGTTGTTTTTGGAATGATTTTATTAGTCAATTATCGTCAACATATTTCCAATGTTCCTTATTAGTCATTTCTTTTTATTGGTGCAAAAATTCATTTACAAGTTCATTGAAATACATTTCGTCATTCGGAATGTTGTCATCGGTGTTCATTATTTGGTTAGCTATAGACTTTTTTTTATGAATGAGCGAGTACAGTGTAAGGTCTATCGTCCCCCTGCCGAGCAGATAGTAGCACGTAACGCTGTCCTTCTGCCCTATGCGGTGCGCCCTGTCCTCGCACTGGCAGCAATCTGCGTATGTGTAAGGTAACTCCGCGAAAACCACATCTGACGCGGCTGTGAGCGTAAGCCCGACCCCCGCCGCCTTGATTGAGCATATTATGAGCCTCACGTCTGGGCAGTTCTGGAACGCATCGACCGCCGCCTGTCTGTCAGCCGCGCTGTCGCGCCCTGTAACGGTAACCGCATTGGGAAACCGTTCAAGCAGCGCGTCCACGATGTCGTGGAGCGAGCAGAACACGATGAGCTTCTTCCCGCTCGCGAGGAAGGTGCGGATGAAGTCAACGCCCTGCTGCAGCTTGCCGTGGGTGGAGAGCGAGCGCAGCTTCATGAACTTCACCAGAGCCTCCATGCGCATTTTGCGCTGCACCTCCCATACCGGACACCGCTCATACTCCTTGAGGTAGTTGGCGAGGTCGGTGGCGGCGGCATCGTACTCCTCTGTGTTGCTTATCTCCACGTACAGGTCTGTGCGTGTCTTTGCCGGAAGCTGCGGAAGCACCGCCGCCTTCTCGCGCCTTATGAGGCACTCCGAATACAGCCTTTCGGACAGTTCGCCAAGGTTGTCCGCGCCCTCGCGCTTTTCCTTTCCCATGCGGACGGACGCGACTTTGCCGCAGTAGCGGTCGAGGAACGCCTTGCGCCCCCCGAAGGCGTTTAGTCTGCCCATGATTGACAGTTGCGCCACGAGGTCTTCGGGCCTGTTCACGACGGGCGTGCCGGACAGCATTATGACCCACTCCTTGCCGGAGGCGATACCCTTTGTGAATATTGTCTGCTGCGCGGAGGGGTCTTTGACGCGGTGGCTCTCGTCGATTATGACGGACTTGAACAGCCCTATGTCGGGCGTGAACACCACGTCCTTGAGGCGGAAGCCGCCACGCGAGCCGCCCCTGATGTCCCACACGAAGTACTTGCGGAGGCTCTCATAGTTGACCACCGCCACCTGCTGCATACCCATTTTGAGGAGGTACGGCCATGTGGTGAGTACGGAGTTGTCAAGCACAAGGGCGTGCTTGCCTGTGAACCTCCCGAACTCGCGCTGCCAGTTAATCTTCAAGGAGGAGGGGCAGATGACAAGACAGGGGTAAGCCCCCGCCGCATCGACGATGCCGACAGACTGGAGCGTCTTGCCCAGCCCCGGCTCGTCCCCGATTATCAGCCTCTTGTGGCGGAGACCGTAGGCGATGCCCTCTTTTTGGTAGGGGTATGGCTCGACCTTGAGCTTGCCGCAATATCCGCATTTGTATGCCTTTATCTCTTCCATGTCTTTTAATTAATTAAAAAAGACAGCACCGCATACCGCTTGGTCAACGTCCAATTTTCCACCGAACGGTGCAGCCCTGTTTGGTTTACAACTGCATAGCCCTCGTATGTAGGCTTGCGGGGTGGCGGTACTGATACCATACCTCCAAGCCGCAGCTTGTCGCCACGTCAAACTCAAGTTTCGCGCCCTTGCTTTGCTCCCAGCCACGGAGCATGAGTATGCCGTCGCAATCCGTGAGGACATGGATGTCCGCCCTCATGTGTTCGCGCCAGTCGGCGTTGACAGGCACGCCGTTATCAAAGGGGTTGACAGGCGTTCCGCCCTGTGCCTTGATGTATTCCGCCGCACGCAGGAACGCCCTCATGCGCTCGGCGATGTCGTGGTGCGCTATCGCGCCGCTGATGTATATTCTCTTGCCGTTCATATTCTGTTCTCCTTTAAGTAATCCTCCTTGTTTATCTTGCTTAGCCACCTGTCAAGCACCTCGTACTCATCGAGGAAGTCGGCGAAGTAGCCTTGTGTCCTCAATGTCCTTATCGCCCGTAGGTACACTTTTTCTACGAAGCGGGGAAAATTCCGCAAGTTTTTCTCGGCTTCCTTCCTTGCCGCCATGGGACAGAGTATGCACCCTATCCGTTTATATCCCATGTCGTACAGGGAGCAATGCGGAATGCCGTGATAATCGAGGAAGCCCCACACGTCCGCGTCCGTCCAGTCAAGAATTGGGTTAATAATTACCTTGTCCTTGTTGCCGACACAATGCACGGTTTCCTTTCGCTCCGCCGAAAAGAAAGTGTTCTCGTCCAATTCCACAAGTTCTTCCCCGTTTATGTCAAAACTTCCGCCGTTCATCTCCACCGCGTTGCGCTTTTTTCTTCTCGCACTTTCGGCGCGTCTTATGCCTGTGGCGGTTACGCTTCCGCGTCCGGCAAATTCTTTGAACTCCGAGCAACAGTATCTTATAACCCTTGTCGGCAATATGTGCTTCCTGATTATCAACTTGTACATCGTTGTCCTCGGACGGTTAAGATGCACCTGCGGATAGTTCTCGCGCACAAAGCGCACGACCTGCGGAGGGTCAACGGAGGTGAGCTGCATTTCCGCGTGATGCCTTACACCCGCCATTTCGGCGAGTGCGAGCAAGACTTGGCTGTCCTTGCCCCCGCTGAAAGCAACGTGTATTCCGCGTGCGTCCATTTTGAGCGCGAGGGATTCGGCGCGGCGGATGAACGCCACCGCCTCGGCTGTGAGCCTGTCAATACGTGCCTTTGTTGTATTCATTCCACTCTTGTCCCAATAGGTATTATGTACACTTGCTTATTTGACGGTGCGCCCCAACAGGCGGCGAAGCCGAAGCCCTTGCGTATCTCGCCGGGGATTGTGTAAGTCATTGACTTCTTCGTGTAGCCCCTGCGGAAGCGGACGTGGGTGTAGGGGCGCGAGAACAGCCGCCTGTCCCAGTAGGGCTTAATCTCGCGGTACTCCTCCAGTTTCGCCCCGCGCTCTATCATGTCGTACCACTTGCCTTTCAGCACGAGGTCAAGGATTATCATGTCATTCATCGTCCTCTGCAAGTTTCCACCCTCTGCGGGTCAGTTCGTAAACAAGTTCCTGCTCGTCCGCATAGTCGCAGATTTGCTCCGCCGTGAAGCAGGTGATTACCGCCTCCTCGTCCTGTGCTTCTATTACTCCCGAAAAGAGGTTGGGGGACATATTCGACAGCACATCCGCCACAAATTCCGCTTGCTCCCTCTTACTCATGTTGTCAAGCACCTTGTAGGGGTCAACCCTCACGCTTATTTCTGTTTCCATTGTCGTTATTTTCTTCTTTAAGTATGTCGTTTACATAATTCACCACGCGCTCATATTCGCGCCCGCTCTTCTCGCTGTCTTTATAAGCTTTTTTGATTAATTCTTCGCCGCTTCCGTAGAAGCAACCAACCGTCCATTTGTTGTTAGAGCGAGTCCACGTAAAGTATCGCCCCGAAGACCACCAATTTTTGAAAACAATGTAATCTGCGTTCTCTCTGACCACGGCATTCCCGCCAACACATGCGTTCCCGCCAACCTTGGCGTTCCCGATGACTACGGAGTCCTCTCTGACAATGGCATTCCCGCCGACCTTGGCGTTATCGCCGACTACGGCGTTATCGCCAACCAATACGTTCCCGCCGACCTCAGCGTCCCCACTGACCGTGGCGTTATCGTCAATCGTGGCGTTATCGTCAATCCTTGCGTTCCCGCTAATCCTTGCGTTCCCGCCGACCTTGGCGTTCTCGCAGACCATGGCGTTCTCGCCGACCCAGGCGTTCCCGCAGACCTCGGCGTTCCCGCTAATCCTTGCGTTCCCGCCGACAATGGCGTACTCGTCAATCCTTGCGTTCCCGCTAATCCTTGCGTTCCCGCCGACCTTGGCGTTCCCGTAGACCCATGCGTTCCCGCCGACCCTTGCGTTCCCGCCGACCCATGCGTTCCCGCCGACCTCAGCGTCCCCACTGACCGTGGCGTTATCGTCAACCCATGCGCTCCCACATTGTGATAAGTTTTTTTCACTTTCAATCCAGCCGCCTTTTTCGCCGCATTCAATATCATCGAACGCGGTTACACATTCAATGCGGTGCAGCGTAATATTATTGACTACTTTAGTCTCGGAGGTAATTCTGTATTTCATATTTTCCATTTTTATTTTATTCTTTAATCCCGAACGGCGTGCCGTCCGCAAACTGAAAATTCGTAAACGTATATTCATATCCATGAAAGTTGTTTACTAAACCAAAACATACACCTACTTTTTTTATTCCCGTAATTTCAAAATGTCCATGAGTAGCTTTAATCCACCCGAACGGCGAGTGCTTCTGCATTTCTTGCCAGCATTCCTCTATGTTGCAGAAAGGACGGTATGTTGGCTCGGGCTTGATGCGGTAACACCTTGCCTTATCCCAATCTGGATTAGTTACGTCTACCCAGTTTTCTGTAAGTGCTTTACTGTCAGTTTTTAATTTTACTTGAATCTTCTTGCCTTCTATATATGCCTGTATTATGGGCAATAGTTCTTTCGCTTCTTCTCTGTTCATATCATTCATTTTTAAACCATTCTTTGTCCTGTCTTACTTTTTTCGCGTGCTTGCAGCCCCCGAGGTATGTTGGCATAGCTTGCCAACCGGCGGTGTCATGCACCAGTATTGGAATGCCAGTTCCTCGTATTTCTCGCGCCCGCGAAGATAGATGTCGTCGCCACGGTTTATGAATTTCTTGAAGATACAATTATTCTTTTTGCTTATGGCATAGATGAAGTCGCGGTCGGAATGCGCGATGTCCATATACCACGCCCTTGACCTGTCCCAATCGAAGAAGTCCACAGCCTCGTCGAACTGTTTCTCGGTTTCGGCGAAGGTTGTCTTGAGGTCTCCGCCGAAGTTGCCGGACGGCAGCCACCAGTCCCACTTGCATCGCGTGTCGAGCGTGAAGGGGAAGCCACAGTAGCCGAAGCGTTGCGCCTTGTGAACCATGACCCTTTGCGTCTCCGCGCCGTCAAGCACCATTGCCAGCAGCCTGTCGTTCCGCGCCTCTGCCCGCAGCGCGTCGTGCATTCCGCGTGCGTGGGCGAACTCGTCAGCGGAATATTGCTCTCCGTCCACCGTAAGGGCGAACACGTCAACGCGGGACGGCTCGGTTACGAGTGCGTCAACGAGCGTTCCGAAGCGGAACGCCGCCTCGCGGTCGCCGTACTGCATACGCGGGTGGAGCATATTCTTGAGCGCGGTGAGGTCGGAATTGCTGACCTCACTGCGCTCATAGTACTTGTCGGGGTTCATTTCGCCTTGATTTCTTCGGAGTACTGCACGTTCCTGTCGTGTATCAGCTCGCCGTCCTTGTTTGCAATCTTCTCGCAGAACGCGACCTGCTTCTTGAATATCTTCGCCAGCTCGTCGGTTGTGAGCGTGCAGCCCTCCTTGCTCCACCACATGGATATTACGGGCAGTATGCCGTCCGGCGCGAGCAGCGTGATTTTTTTCGTCGCCTTTGTCTTGGGGGCGTAAGCGGACACCGCGCTTTGCGTGTCGAACAGCGACTGCGCCTCGGCTGCCTGTCTGCGCAGCTCCGCCTGTCTTCGCTCTTCCGCCTCCTTGGCGAGCCTTTCGCGCTCCAGCCTTTGCGCCTCAGCCTTTTCGCGTGCGGCGGCATCCGCCCTCATCCTCTCCGCCTCAGCGGCTGACGCGGCGGCGATGCGCTCCAGCTCCGCCTTGCGGCTCGGCATCTTGTCGAGGAGGCGGTTGCGGCACACGTCAACATCGGCGGGGAACGACTGCCTGAATTGAGGAAGCGTCTCCTTGAGTACTTCCCCGAATATCCTTTGCGCCTCCTCGTCCGCGAGTTCGGGGGAGTGGGGCGGACGCTGCATCGTGGCGAAGAAGCTCTCGGGAAGTTCGGCGGGGAACGACTTGATACTGTCGTATGCGTCCCCGTAGTTTGCCGGTGTCATGCCGTCGTATATGCCCCTCAACTTGTCCTCCACGGACGCGAGCAGTACGCGGTAAGTCCGCCGAAGCGCTTCCGTAAGGGCGGAAGTGTAGGCGGTTCTCAACTCTTCGGCGCGTCTGCGCCTTGCCTCCTCCTCCTGACGGCGAAGCTCCTCCTGCCGCCTTTGCGCGGCAAAGGCGTTACGGAAAGCCTGTAACTGCGCCGGCACTGTGCCCTTCTTGGTGGGGTCTATGCCGTTTTCCAGCGCGGTGAACTGCGCTCGCACCTCGTCGAACAGTTTCGTTACCGCCGAGCGGCGTTCGTTCATCGCCTTGACCGTGCGGCGTGCCTTGTCTATGTATGCCGCCGCCTTAATGTCGAGTTCGTCCGTCATGCCGCCCTCCTTTATTTCGCCAAGGATTGCCTGTCCCGCCGCAAGGCAGCGGTCGTGGGACTGCCTGTTGTCGTTGTAGGACTGCGGCGCGGACTGCACTATCGCGGATATGTTCTCCTGTCTGAGTATTGCTATTTCGGTTGTTGCCATTTTTGCCATTTTTGCCTGTTGTTTTGTTGTTAGAATACGCCGTCGTCAGTGTCGTCGGACGTTACCGATACGCCGCCCTCCGCCTTGGCATCCGGCGCGAATGTGTTATTCTCCTTTTCCTGTTGTGTTGTGTCCTCCGCCACGCCGGCATAGGGGTCGAAACCGGGTTCTTCCGCCGTAAGGTCGGACTCCAGCACCGTGCCTTTGCCTATGTTTATCTTGGGGTAGGTGCGGAATGCGTGCTTTATGCACTTCGCCATGAGGAAGCCGGGGTCTATGCCGCCCTCATCGGCGGTGTATAGGCTGTTGGGCTTCTCCACCCACTGTCCGTGGGTCTTGTCGAAGTACCTGTTGTTCTTCGCGGAGTAGTTCTGAAGCCTCACCCAGTCCGCCTCGGTCATCACGGAGTAGTCGGTGGAGCCGTCGGCGCGTGTTATCCTGATGAAGCACGCCACAATGTTGTTGCTTTTTCGCGGCACGGCGCACACATAGTTGACAAACTTGTGTCCGTCCTGCTCGCCGTATTCGAACCTGTCGCCCTCATAGACTATGACAGGGTTGTCGGCATGGCGTATCTGCCCGGCCCGCGCACGCATCACAAGCTCGCCGTAGCCGGATATTGTGAGGTTGCACACCTTCTCCCAGATGTCTTTCCCTTGTGCGTCAACCCCGATTTTGCATGAGCGGGGGATGAGGTAGCACAACGCCTGTGAGCCGGGGGCAAGCGAAAGCCCGCGCACGGCGAGGTCGATGAAGGAGAAGAACACAGAGGTCGCGGTGCATGAGCGAAGCGCGGCGTTGTCGTGCATCTGGCGGTTGAAGTAGATTGCCTCGCGCTCGTAAGCCTGTTCGCCGCCCTCCTTCCATATTGAGTTGTACACGTTGATGAACTGGTTGCGGACTGTCTCGTGGCGCACCACATCGGCTGCCTTCATGTCCTGCAACTCCTTTGCTAATGTCATAGCTCCCATTTTGGTTTGGTTTTAGAATTTAGTTTGACTTAGTGTTAATTATTATTGTTTGCCATGTATGAGGGGCATGTTTTCGCCCCGTCCCGGATTTCCTTCCGCCACAGGGGGCAGAACCATCCGTTTATAGTCTCGTACAGGCGGGCGCATGATGCACACCGCGTGTCCTGCAGCGTCCGCCTACCCATCCTTGCGCAGGAGTATGTAATAGACGTATGACTTTATGCGCTCCTTGTCGAACCTCACGGTCTCCTCCTTGAGGAAGAACCACACCATTTCCCAGCCGTATTTGTCGGCGTATTCGTTGGCATCCTGCAAGGACAGGAAGCGCCTTATCTCCGTCCTCGGCACGGCGTGCCTCCGCCCTCCTGTGCCGAAAATCCTTTGAAGAAGTCCCATGTGTCAGAATATTTTTACGCGCCACAGCGCATTGTTGTAATCAGTGTGCGCCCTCACGACGGCGTGCAGCCCCTTGCAGCGGCAGAAGTCCGTAATGGCGTACAGGGAGTAGCCCAGCAATGGGGCATCCTCATGTCCGGGAAGCGGCTCTACGAATATGGCGTTGCCTCCCGCCTGTGCATATACGATTGTTCCGTCGGAGGCTAACGCCTCCCAGTCCCTTTTCTCTTTTTCCATAACCAGAATTTTTTTTTGTTAAACTTTGCGCCGCAGCGGGGGGGTCGAACCCCGGCACAAAATGGTGTTTCGGCTGTGCGAGCCTCTTTCCTGCGGCATGGCTTGCGGGTGTCTCACGACTGCCGCAAGCAGAATCAATATAATATGAGTTAGAAAAGTCTGTGGGGGCGGGGAAGTGCCGGGCTTCCCTTTCGTCCTATCCGTACCGTAATGGTGTCCGTTCCTTGCTATCGTCCTCTTGCCGCAAGGCAGCCGCCCCTGTCAACCAACCCCCGCAGCGGCGGGGTCGGCATTTTCGCCGGCTGCCTACGGGCATAATAGTTGCCACCGTTTTGCGGACAAGCTCGGCTACTTCCGGGCTTACACCTACTTGTACATTAATTGTCAGTTCCATGCTTGCAGCCTTTTAAGTTATCTTTTATCTTACTCTTAAGAGCGATAGCGAGTAAATGTGTGAGAGGGCTTTTAATATAGCTTTTAGTATCGCTTTGCGTACCGGCAGCCATAGCCAAATTTAACAGCATCGCCGAGGAACCGACTATACAGATTGCGGTATTACCCTCTTCCTCTGTACGGTCTTTATCTGCCGCGAATAGCGCCACGGCTCGTTTGTCTCTGTTTTGTTCTTGCCATGCCACAAGCTTGTCAACTAAGGTGTCGAGGGTTTCCTCCGGGTCTTTGCTTTTTGCGCTGAACGCATCGGGAAACATCTTCTCAATCTGCTCTTTCTGTTCTGCAGAGGCTGCTTCGTAAGCAGTCTTGATTTTTTCTACGTCAATCTTCATTTTTCTTTTTTGTTTATTGGTTAATAATTAGGCTTTGTATTTTTCAAAAAATCCTCTGTAGCCGTTAATCTCCATGTGCTTCTCTATCCTACGTACGGGGTCGGAAGACTCTAAGCCCTCAATGGACAGGATTAGCGCGAATTGCTTCGCCATGTCATCCGTGCATGGTCTGCGGGTGGGAATGCCGTTCCATTGATACACCACTCCGTCCCGAGTGTACGTCATTACGTTGCCCGATATACTGATATCGCCGGCTGTGATTACAAGTTTTTCCATTTGCTTTTACATTATAAAGTTTCACTTATCATTAGTAGGAAGAAGAACACCGCGCAGCCCGCGTTGAACTTGATAACCCAGGCGTTGGAGACGCTTTCTTCCGTCAGCCTCGAGTAGAATTTGTTTTCGGCATTGAGCCAGTTTCTGATTGCTTGCATAATCATTGTTGTTTGTTGTGAGGGAGGGCGGTAACGCTCCGCCGTTCTGCGAGAATCCCTGTGTGCACGTGTCCGTGTTCAACCGTTCCGAAGCATTTAATTCCTCTTATCGTTTCCGTGCGTGATGAATCTGCGGCATTATCCTTGCCCCTGCCGCGAGGCTTCCCCCAAGAACACCGCGAACCTCACGGCGGGCGGTGGAAAA